GTGCCATTAGGCAAAGCATAAATGCCAGTAGAAGCGTTGGTTGTGCTTGTTTGGAATGCTGTACGGGAAGCAAACGTGGCGTTACTAAAATCACCAAGAATGCGACCAGATGTGCCAGTGAATGTTAGGTTTCCACCTGTGCCAAGGTTACTTGCTGTTAACGTTGTGCCGTTCCAAGTAAAGTTGGCAGAAGCGCCAAACACGCCGCTGTTGTTAAATTGAACTTGTGTGTTGGATCCTGCAGGGCCAGTAGCTGTAGCTTTAGAAGCCAATAACTGAACAGCACCGCCGTTGTCTTTGTAATACAGTTTGCCGTCAGTAATGTTAATAGCCAACTCACCATTGACCAGATTTGCTGGTGACGGTGCGTTGCTTGCTGTTGCGCTGTAATATAATGCTATTGGTGTGTAACCGCTTTGTGCCATTTAGAATGTGCCTCCTGCTATGCCAGCTGTAATGGCATTAGTTGATCCGTTGTAAGTAAGTGAACTATTCACTAAAACTGGGTTGTTACCCGTTGTTGCTGTCAAGAATGCTAAATAGTTTGTAGTGCCAGAACCCGTGCTTGTTGCCACGTTGGTAGCATTAGTTGCCGTTGTGGCTGTTGCTGCGTTACCGCCGATAGACAAGCCAGATGCTGTACCTGTAATATTGGTACCCACCAATGTGCTTGGTGTGCCCAAGTTTGGTGTTACCAAAGTTGGCGATGTGGCTAATACTACGTTACCAGAGCCGGTTGTTGCGGTACTAGATGCCGCAGTAAGTTGGCCTTGTGCGTTAACTGTAAAGTTACCAAGGGTGTAGCTACCAGCGCTAACCGCTGTGTTGGTGATACTGAAAGTGTTGCCAGTGAGTGTAAGACCAGTACCCGCAACATAGGTGTTTGCGCCAGAGAACTGTACCCAAGTAACCGCCGTAACACCCAGTGTGCCACCCGGATCGGATGTACATACCCAACCAGTATCGGCTTGAGTTGTACCCTCTTCGACAAACACATAAGCTGAAACCAATTGGTTCCAAGTGTTGGCATCCGATGAGCGGCTCCATGCGCCAGAGGCAGATACATAGATGCCGTTTTGGGCCGGTGCTGATTGGTTTTTAACCAACACACGGCTAGATGATGTAGTAACACCGTCAATTGTCTGCTCGCCAGACAGCGTGATGTTTGCTGTAGTGGCGACTAACACTGGGGCCTTGGTGCTCAAGCCTTGTGCCACAGAGTCAACGTACTGCTTGGTTGCTAACTGCAGTGCGCTAACTGGGTCTTGCGTTACGGTGACGCTTGTAAGGCCAGCCAGTGTGAGTGATGTGGCGCCCAACGCAATGTTGGTCGTGCCAATGGTCAGTGAGCTGTTTGCCAACTGGGCGTTGGTAATGGTACCGCTCAAAGAGGTCGTAGGAATCGTTGTAGAGGCCGTAGCAGCGCCCGCACCGTTAGCATATAGGTAACCAGTCAAGCCGCCAACAGAAAGGCTGTTAAGGGTTGCTAAACCGGTTGTAGATAGTGTTGTAAATGCGCCGGTAGATGGTGTTGATGCGCCGATTGTGGTGCCATTAATTGAGCCGCCAGTGATTGTTACCGAGCTAAATGTACCAGACGCAGCACCCTTGCTGGCAATCACTTGAACGGCGTTGGTGTTGTCCTTATAGTACAGCTTGCCGTCGGTAACGTTAATCGCCAGCTCAGAACCAGAGGAGCTGTTGGTTAGGTTAGCCGCAGACGGCGCATTAGACGCTGTCGTGGAGCTGTATATTAGTATGGGGGTATAGCCTGACTGTGCCATTTAATTACCTTAAAATATTCCGCCGCCGATGCCGGTTGTTGCGGTAACGATTGGAGTTGTCAGTGTGCCAGCTCCGGGGTTAAACTGTAGTTGTGTAGATGCTACGTATTCTGTTGTTGGTGTGCCGCTGATTACATCTGTAAAAATAGGGTAGCGTACTGCGTTGGTGCTGTTGTCGTTTGCAATCGTGGCGCCACCAGCGCCCGGTTGCCCCCCTGGAATACCAAAGTTAAACACCGCATTTTGCGTCGTGCCAACGTTTGTTACGGTAGGGCTGTTACCATACGGCAGCGTCGTTGCGGTGCCAGCGGTTACGTTTGCTGACGCACCTTGCGGGCCAGTGGGGCCTTGTGGGCCAACTGGGCCTTGTGAGCCAATTACGTTACCCAGATCAATTGTCGAGCCGTTTGTTTCAGTTAAAATTAAATGGCCTGAGCCATTAATTGTTGCTGCTGTGAACCCAGGTATTGGGCCTGTTACAGATGATGTGCCATCCGTGTAATAGAAAATTAAATCATAATTACCAAGTAAAGAAACTGAAGTAATTAGTTTTCCGGGTGAGACAGCATTAGCAATGTTAGAGATTAACGTTTGCTTTGATACTCCACCTTGTACTACTACCGTTACCTCGTTGCCAGTTAGGCTTGTGGCGACCGGTAGGTTGGTTATCGGCTGATTTGACATGTTTTCTTATGTATAAGTAAATCCACCATGGGCAGTTGATGTGCCAAATGGGGAAATTACAGTCACATCTGCTAGACCTGCCATGTATGCTGGAGTAATAGCTGATATTTGGATTGAGCTAATAAGGGTAAATGCGGCTGGTATGCCAGCAAATTTTACGGTGTCCACGCCCGTAAGATTATTACCGTTAATTAACACGTGTGTGCCACCTGTGTGGGATCCTGTGTTAGGGCTAACTGATCCAATTACCGGATTTAAACTCATTGTAGAATACGGTGAGTTGTTTGTGTAAGACAAATCTCCAGTATCTCCACCAACGGGTGGTGTACCTTGAATAAAGATTGAATCTGGCCCTTCAGTAAATCCGCCAGGTAATGTTATTTCGGTTGGTTGCAACGCAACTGATACGTCTGGTCTAGGAAAACGTAGTGCAATATTTTCTGTTTGTAGTGCCGGTAAACGCCAAGGATCAAAATTATCTTTGTCTTCAGCGCATACTCTCATCCCTGGGAAATTGGGATCTGGCATTAAATCGACATACGGAAACTTCCTATTGCAGCGGTCACAGACCGCTACAGATAGGACAGAATTTCCGCGAGTGTCAAGATAAACAGGCATTTATTGCCTTAAATTGCTGATGCTAGTGCTTGACCGTCATTTTGAATCAAAAAGCCTTCAATATAGGCGGCAACGTGTTGCGAAGAGCTATCGCTTGTTGAAAAAGCAAAAGTTAAATCTGCTTTTTGTTGAAACACATTTGGTGCATAACGGTGTACATCCACGAACAATGTAAAGCTAATTTGCGCGGTAGAAAGATTAATACCGTTTGTGGAATTAGTCAAATTGTAGAAAATGTATACATTGCTAGATAAGCTGCTACCAGACCAAGCATTAATACGGTTAAGGTAAAATGTGTAACCATTTGGTACAGTGTACACTGTCATTTGGCTACGACCTAAACCCGGGTTAATCTGAGCGTAAGTTGTACCACCGTTTGAAACAGTAATTGTTCCAACGTTGCTAACTTGACCAGAAGCTACGGCAGTCATAACTATGCTATTAATACGCAAAAATTTATTAACTGTAGTTACGCCAGTTGTACCATTTAATGCTACAACTTCGGTTAACTGATTGTAGTTAGCATCAAGACCATTGATAGTTACTTTTGCTGGGCTTGCATCTGTTGCAGATGAACTAGCCACAGTCATGGTCAAAGCGGTGCTAGGGAATGTATATGCTGTTGCATTTTCCCATAATGGGATTGACGTGCCTGCCACTGCAGCATTGTAACCATTAATATTAACTACTGTGTGACCCATAATTTGGTTACGGGAAACTTGTAAGTCAAACGGTTCTGTGCGACCAACTTTGGTAACAGATTCGATTGCTGCCGGAATGTTTTGTAGATTTGTTACTAGATTCGATGCCATAATTAATTTCCTTTTAAGTTAATGCGGGGGCCAAAGCCCCCGAGGCAATTAATTAGTTGTTTGTGTAGCCAGAACCGTAAGCAGTGATAGAACCATCAACGTTGCGGGCTGTGTAAGATACATCAAATGTACCAGCCAAAGAACCGCTTGACAATGTTGTTACTGAAGCTGCTGTGAAAGTCAAAGTAGCGTCGAGTGTACCAATGTTGTTGAGGATAGCTGCAACGGCTGCAGATGCTACAAAAGCAATAGCGATAACACCGCCGGCTGCTGTTGGGGTGATTGTGCCTAATGTTGTAGTTGTTACAGCACCAGTTGTTGGGTTTGTTTGAGCGATTGCTACAGTGATAACACCACCAACTAAACCACCAGCGGCGGCAGTTTGGAACAGGCGAATGTTAGAGATTTGTGCGCCGGCTGGCAATACAAATGGGGTTGGAGTTGTTTGACCAACATCAGCAGTAGTAAATACTGTTGCTGTACCGGTTGTACCAGTGATTGGGTTTGTGATGTAGCTTTGTTGTGTGCAAGATACTGCGCCAGTGTTGTCTGGGGCGATTGTACCGTTGTTTGTTGGGTTATTGCGTTTGAATACGCGAATTGGGCCTGTGAATGTGCTTGACATTTTATTTCCTTAATCTCAGTGGGTATCCCAAGCTGTCTCTGAGTGCGTCTACCGGGAAGTTTCGGTCGTCAGAATGGGATAATTCTTCCTATACTTACTAATACGCTAATTCTTTCAAAAGCGCCCCAAAAAGCAAAAAACCCACCTTGTGGGTGGGTTTTTTGTATTTCGAGAGGTTTGGATTACAAACCAGCTGTACCGAAAATGTTACGTGCATCATGCCAACCGGTCGCATAGCGCTCAGTTGCTTTATAACGCATAGAATCAGTTTCGAAATCGCCTTCCATGGATTTCTCCATTGGACGACGCATAACGAGCATGAGACCATTTTCTGCATCAGTCTGTACCCACCAAGCCTTAGAAGAGCTCAAACGAGTAACAACGTGTGTGCCTTTTGGCAACATACCTGTTGACTTGATTGGGTTCAAATCGTTGTCGGCTGTACCAGAACGGAGAACAGATTTCAGAATTACTTCTGACTGGAACTCGAGTGCTGGAGGTACAACTAATTGCTCAGCTTTCAAGCGGATACGCTTACCGTTGTTGTCTACTGCAGAGCGGATCTGGATGAGCATTTGCTCAACAGAAGTTTGGCTCAATGAAGCAGCTGTAGATAACTGGTTAGAGTAAGAACCGCCGTTAGCGATTGGGTGAGCTGTGTTGATCAATGTAACGCCATCGCCACCTGTGTAGCCAGTTGTGAACGCGAAGTTCAACAAGTTAGCGCACAAAGTTTCTTTAGTTTCAATCATAGACTGAGCTAAATGTTTTGCGAAAGTGCTGCCGATACGGATGTGATCGCCGTCTTCCATCAAAACTTTGGTCAAGGCGTATGCCAAGCCATAGATTTGGTAGATGAAACGTGTGATATACAACGTACCACCTTGATCGTAGCTAACTGGAGTGCCATCAGGCATTGCAGGAGCTGCGTTCATACCGAAGAGCATTACTTCTTCATGGTAGTTACGTGGGATACCCTGGATCTGTTCAACAAATCCTTTCCATTCGTCAGCGCGTTGTTCATAAACGCCATCAAAGACTTCGTTGATAATCGGTTCGACTACCGCACGAAAGTCGGTACTACGCATTGGGGTTGCCATTGCTTATTCCTTTCGTATTAGATCGATACCGCTGGGGCAGCGAATGTATTGTTAGCGATTACAACTTGAACGATTGTGTAAGCATCGCCCCAAGCGTTTGTAACGCCTGCTGGGTATGCTACTTCACGACCGAGACCAACAACGCGAACTTGACCTTGAGCGCCTGAAGCAACTGGAGTTGCCAAAAGAGCTGTAGTGGAGAAGCCTGCACCGCCTGTACCGATTGTGTAACCGTCAGTCACCAAAGAACCTGCTGTAGTATCAAAGTTGTACTCTGTACCAATAGCTGCTGTGCTTACTGAACCATTGCACTGAATTTCATATACAAGAGCTGGGTCTTGGAAAATCCAGAAAACGATTTGTGTAGCAGCTGCCAATGATGTAGCTGTGATTGATTTGCCTAATGTACGACGACCTTCAGCGGTTGTATATTCTACACCGTCGAAAGAGCCATAAACCTTGCCAGAAGCGGCAGTTTGGTTAGCGATTGTTAATTGACCTGAAGATGTCAACGCTACTGGAGTGTACTGGTAAAACGCCACTTGGGCACCAGACAAAGAGTAGGGGGCTGTGTATGAAGCACCGTTTGTAGTGTAGCTGTTTGTTCCAACGAATGGAACAGAACGGTCAAGACCACTTGGGTGATACGCAGGCTTCAGACCAAAGGGTTGAAATACTGTAGACATAGTCTATTTTTCCTTTGTTTTTGAAGAATGTTAAGAGAAACGAACATTTTTGTTATTCGCCTTTGCGGTTTCTTTTTCCATTTCCAAAAGACCACCTTCGAGAACTGAACGTCCACCTTTATTACCTTGCGCTGTGTCGCGAACCTGCGCTGTAATATTGCGTTGGTGTTCAAGCGGATCCTCCAGATGGAGCATACGCATTACTTCTTGATAGATATCTTCTGGTAATTTAAAAAGTACCATTTCGTTACAACTAACACAGCCTTCAAACTTGCCTGAATTCATCTTGCCTAGTCCTTCAAAGCCTATTCCTAATTCTGAGGCTTTAACTGGCTCATAACCCAATGCCATACGTTTGTCGATACTGTCGTAAGTATTGGTTGTTGATAACCAACACAAGTGCATTCCAGGGATAATGCCACCTGGAAGTTCGGGCAACGCACTATTTGCCCACTTGTCTCTAAACGCATCAAGGCGTTCACGACGTGCAATGTCATCTGGAGCGGCCGTTGTAGTCCGCTCAATTACTTCTTGAACTCGATCGGCTAAGCGATCATCTAAGTCCCGTTTAATTCTTGTATTTGCCATGATAATTATTCCTTATTAGCGCGGTCATACGAGGCGTATGCGCGGATCATTTTGTTTCGTTTAGCTACGTCATCCCATGCACCAGCGTCTTTAATTGCCTGAACGCGCTCTCTGGAGAGAGTAATAGTCCCTGGCTTGGTGCTTGAGTCATTTGCTACTCGGCTAGAGGCTGTTGGGCCTGCTGAACGTTTGGCTGATTTTCCACCCTGCGATGTGTAGCGGTGTGGAAGGCGTGCTGATAAACGATTATCGAGTTCTTCCCAGTACTCCGGGTCACTTGGATCCCATCCGTCTGTTGCTAACTCTTGATCAATTACTTTGGCAATTCTACTATCTGTGTCGCGTGCCTGTGGATCGTACCAGCTGTTCTTTTTAAGCCATTTTGTTGCGTTGGCTTGAACTTCTGTGCTGATCTCGTTAGGTACGTTTTGCTTAGGGGTCTTTGCGGCCTCTAGCTGTTGTTTTTTGTAATGTTGAACCTGAGCCAAACGCTGTTTAGCATCTGTTAATTGCTCTAGGAACTCTACTTGACCGGCCATATCGCCATTTTGGGCAGCTTGTAGCATCTTCATCTTTGCATACTCGACTCGAGTGGCTTCGTCTTCCACTTGTTTGTCGATTTGTGCAAACTGATACGATGCGGCAGTGCTTTCTACGGCAGCTAGGCGTTTAGCCAGCTCTTCATTGCGTCGTTCAAGTGTTGTAATCTTGTTTTTAGCAGTTAGATCGCGCTGTTTCTTTAACTCTTTCTTGAGTTTGCGCTCTTCACGTCGTGCTTCACGAATTTTTTCACGTTCTTCGTCGTTTTCGGCGTTTTCGTCGTCCTCGGCGTCTTCATCTGCGTGCTCTTCGTGATCTTCGTCGTCGTGATCATCATTTTTATCTACTTTTTTGCCCTTTTTTACCTCGTCGTCCCCAATTTCTTCTGGGAATTCTACCTTGGCAAGGATTGAGCCATCCTCTTGTTCCCTAATAGGGACATCTTTTTCATTATCTGCCACAATTTTCTTTCAAAATTAGTCTACAAACGCCTTCATTTTCTGCGCATGTTCAAATGACTTGATGCGAGAAATGATTTCACGTGCCTGCAATGTGATGAATACTACTGCCGATCCATCGTCGCCGGGGTTAATAACAAAACGGTCACCACCGTACTTGATAGTACGTACTAGATCGCCTTCTTTGCACCATGGGCCTTCGACCCAATAGGACAATTCTTCGTCTAGGTTGCGGTATGCTAAGGGGCCAACTTGAACCACTTTAGCTACTGTCTCATTAAAACGTAACGTCTGTTTGGTCTCATCAACTAGGATGATTCCGCCCTTACTGGTTGTTTTCTCACGGCGTAGTTGAACTAAAACGCGATCACCAGCTACTTCTACTCCAGGGTCAATAACTGGAAAACACTCTGCTTCTGATCGTGTATCCGGCTCATCTGCCTGGTTGATATCAAATGCTGCCATCCGGCAACCTCCTATAACCTTTACAGGTCGTCTTCATCTTCCGTCAAAATTTCATTGATAATATCAAGCACTTCTTTAAAGCCCTCGTAACGTCCCACCATTCTCTGGTAGTCTTCAAACGAGTTGATATTATTTCCCGCAGTGACGGCTTCTGCGATTTTCTTTTGTTCATCTCGCGTACGCGAGATAATTTCTGATAAAAAGTCCTTCATAATCTTACTAATACGTGGGAGCGGATATTTCCGCCCTAAAAATTGTTATTCTTTGAACAATTTTCTTTTTTAGTTAGGATTTGTAAATTCCAAGGAACATGTAATCCCGAAACTGTTTTTCCTTTTAGCGGCACAATATGGTCTACTTCAAACTTTCCACCTAATGTTTTTTCCATAACTTTTGCTTGTTGATAAAACCCAAGTATTTGAATCTTGTGTGCATCAGTTAGCCATTTTGGTGTTCGTTGTATTTCTGTTGCGTGCCTTTGCATTGCGTAAGAGTTTACTTTTGCTTGGTTTTCTTTTTGCCACCAAGCAGTATATTCTTTTGCAATTTCTCTATTTTCTTCGCGCCATTTAGCCATTCCCGCATTTTGTTTTTCAAATGCTTCTGGGCTATACCACGACTCTGTATAAAAACCGTCTTTTAGCGGTCTATCTTTTCTGTAGTGATGAAACCTAAAACCATCTTCACGCAAGTCTCCACGTTTAAATGGTTTGTCGGTTTTTGGATTTAATCGTTTCATGCAACGATCAGTAAAAGTTACCGCCTTTAATATCTTTTAAGTTTTTGTCTGGACCAACTTTAGATGACTTGGCCATCTTGTTGCCATTCAATACTGCGTTGTTTGAACGCTTGGAACCAGAAGCTCCAGCATCAATTGTTTTTTCGCCAGGGCCGCCAGCATAGCCGGGTGTGCCTGTCATTTTGTAAGATTTGCGGAATCCTAAGAGATCGTCTGCCATGTTATTGTCCTTGTGGGGGTTGTGGTGCTGCTGCTTGTTGTTCTTGTTGTTGCTGCATTTGAGCCATTTGTTGCTGGTGTTGCTGGTCAGCTTGTTGTAGGCCTTGTTGGTGCTGCTGATCTGCCTGCTGCAGACTTTGTTGGTGCTGCTGGTCTTGCTGTGCTAATTGTTGTTGACCTTTTTGAGCTTCAATCTGGGCTTGAACTTGCTGTGACTGTTGATCAAATTGTTGTTGCTGCACTGCTAATCCATGTTGACGGATGTCTTGGCTGGCTGCCGCGATTGCTTCCATGGCTGACTTATCTTGGTCTGCCTCTAGTTGAGCTTGGATACTATCCATCTGCGCGCCGGCTGTGATCATAGCCACACGTTCCTTAGCAGCGTTGTTGATGTTTGCCATGGCAATATCAGTAGCGTTGCGTTGGTTATCGATGCTAGTCTGTGTGCTGTACTTAGCTTGTAACTCTTGAACTTTTTGTTGTAGCTCTGCAATCTTGATCTGATAATTTTGCTGATCTTGTTGCATCTCGAGCTGCATCTTAGCCTGGGACTCTTGTGCTTTACGCTGAGTCTCAGCCATTTGAGTTTTGAGAATAACTTGAGCAGTTGGGTCAGACATCGCAGCAGACTGTTGTTGTTGCTGTTGTGCTTGTGCCACTTTCTGTGCCAAGGCTCCAATTTGCTGCACATACTGAGCCATGTTTGCTTTGGAGTCTTCGTCAACCATTTGTGAAGCCAAAGCCAGGGCTTGTTGCGCTTCAATGTCAAGTGGGTTTTCTTGATGCAGGTTGAGCACATCTTTGCCACCGGAAGCCTGAGCAACATACGCACGCATGGACTGCAAGTAGTGCAGTGTCAGGTGCTGCTTGATGTGTTCTAGGGCGTGTGGTGCAAACACTGGACCAATTACTGGGTTACCACCGTACGCTGGGTTTTCTGCGTACTCTAAGTGAACCTTGATGTGAGCGATATGATCTTGGTCTGGGTACGCTGCAGCTGGTCGGCCCATAGTCATCGAGACGTTCTCGAGCGCAGGGTTAGACTCAGAAGCACCTAATGGGTTTGGTAACACTTCTTCCACTGAAGGAATTTTTAACTGATGCAACACGCGGCGATAGACAGCACGGATGTCGAACATACCTGGAGGCGCAGATGTTGCCATCTGTAAAAGTGCCTGGTTCTGTGCTAAGCGCTGTGACTCAGAAAAAATGTTAGGGTCAGATACTGGGCGCACATCTGAGTTGTACGCAAAGTCGCGAACTTCAATCTCAGAGCCAGACTGATTGTCCATCTCGTCCAGGTACCAGTGGTTGATACGGGAGATGATGGCCAGGGACTTGGCTTGTGAACGGTGTAAGCGCGCATGAATGGAGGAGAATACCTTGGCACCTTGCTCGATCAGAGCTTGGGTTGTGCCAACAGGCATGTTGTTGTTTGCTTCGCCGATCTTTTCTTCGGCAGTAGTTACCACACCTTTAGCGGCGTCAGTTAACCAGCCTAGCAAATTGAACAGAACGCTAGAAGGCTGATTGAACGGCATTGGCATTGCAATCTTGCGAACGTCGTCAACGCCAGGGGCGCCTTCAATTTCTACAACTTGGGTTGGCTCAATTCGGTCAGACTGTCCTCCAATTCGACCACCTTTGAGTTTAAGTAGCGTTTGGCTGTTGTTGATGTGAGCAGCGTCAAGTAAAGCACGCAGAGCGCCGGTAAGAGCAGCAGACAAGCCGCCGATAAGCTGAGGCAATCCAATAGCGTAAGCTCCGCGCCAAGGGATGAATTTAAACTCGACAAACCAATCCAATTTTTCGAGCTTTTCATCGCCAGATTCCCAGTTGCGGTATAGTGCTAGTACTTTGCTTGTTGTCTCATCGATTGTGAGGATGTATGGAGCACGACGGCCTTGCGTTTCTGGATCATCATCCAGACGCATAAAGCACGTCACTTCGTAAATGCGGCGTAGACCATCAATGTTTTTAGATGGCTCTGATTTGCCTTCAATCTTGTTGTTTGCTTTTTCAGACTGAGTTTGTTCTGTTAGCGGTGCGTCTGATGTGTACTCAGAGTCAATATCGATGTAGATACCAGCTTCAACGCGCTGTAAGAATGTGTCTTCTGTAATGTCCTGAACTTCAGTTACACGCTGCGCGGTGTAAAAGTTTGTCGTGGAGTACGGCAATAGGATGTTGTCGATCGGGACCCACTCGCAAGTTGGTCTGGCTTGCTCAGCGTCATAGCGCCATTTTAAGAACTGAGAACCGCCAAGAGGGAGTTGGGTCAGCAACTGCTCCATCTCATCTCGGAACTCAGGTATTTGTTCTGTGAGCTGCCAGTTCATAAAGTCTACTTTACGATTGGCTGTCTCTTCTTTAATTCGGTCTGCTTGACCCTTGATGTTTGATTTAACAATTCCATCAGGTGGCAATAATTCTCTGGTTGACGATGCTGCGAAATCTACACAGCTTTCAGCCATTACTGGATGAACAACCTTAGAAGCTCCATCAAAAGTAGCGCCGCCAGGGGCATCCTTACCAAGACCAGTGCGACGTAAACCCTCTTCATACTGTTTATCTCGTTGTTTGCGGGACTCACGATCAACGTCAATATAATCTAAATATTCTACCGCGAGAGATTGAAGTACGCCGTCATCAAATACCTCAGCTAAGTTCGCATAGAACTCAGGATTTTTCTGTGGGCTTTGTTTTTCTTGGAAGTTTACTACGACAGAGCCGTCATCTAACTCAATGACTTCTTGCTCTGCATCGTCCTCGTCTAGCCCGAGCTCGTCTTCAAATGCTTCCATCTCCGCGTCTTGATCTTTTGCGTCATGGATTTCTTCTTCACGGTCTAAGCCGGGAAGGTTACTGCCTGTTTGAATCGGTAGTCTTGGATTTGCCATAGATTATTTATGTTTTTTTGCGCGGGGTTCTATTGGCCGGCAATGGGGAATAGGGTGGACATAATTGAGTCCTTATTTTAACTAATACGCTAATTGAGTCTAATCCGCCCTACATAGAATATGGATTTACGAACTTATTCCTTATTGCGTCATCAGAATAGTCATAGTCACGTGCGGGTAGGAAATCGAGCTGAATCCAGCCAGAATCACGCAAAACACGCAAGGCCTGGGATAGGGAGTCCACGTAGTCATCATGGCCACCGGCTTCTGGGAACGAACATACCTGGCGCAAGAATCGCTTGGCCCATTCGGCAAAGTCGCCCTTAACCTTGGAGTCTTCTGGTATGAAGACCTTACCCTTGGCAACGAGGGGCGCCACAATGTTTAATCGCTGTACCTTATCCGCGCGCCCGGGGTTGTAGCCACGTACGGGCACACCAGAGCCCTGGAGCTCTTGTATAAGGGATATACCAGCACTCTTGTCTTCCATGAGGATCAGGTCCGCTTTACGGCCCTTACCGAAGTCGTTATCGGCGCCGTACACGACCTCCTTAAAGTCATCGATGACCTTGCGGCGCAGCTGTGGGTAGGCTAAATGCTGGTCCCACGCATCCAATAGGATGATGGATGTACCAGCATCTTCTTGCTCGAACACACCCCAGACTGTGCATGCAGTCGGGTCGTTCATGGTCTTTTCGCTGGTCGCCGGGTCATACGAGGCGATTACGTATTCTAAGATTGGCGTCGGCCTGTTGGCCGGCCACATCTTGAACTGCTTGCGCTTGATGATACCAGACGCTTCTGGGTCAAGGATTTCTCCGTAGATCTCCTGTCTGCCGATGTCTGTGCCGTCGTAAGTCTCGAGCTGTTTGAAGAAGGTCTCTGAGAGGTTGGCTCGGTTGTCAAACGATGAGGCGTTGACCATGTAGACGTCGCCACCAATTTTTCCTTCGGCCAGGTCGACGATGAGTTCTTTTGGCTTTGGGGTGGTGGTGATGATTTGCTGGACTCTTGGGATCCTAGGATCCTTAAGTCGCAAAGTGAACTGGACACCATCGTATGCGTCGTCGAGATAATCGAAGGCGCACAGCTCGTCAAACCAGGCCCCGTGGTATTGTTTACCACGATATCGTTCTGGCTCGGAGGCGGGGATTCCCTGGATGATTGATCCGTTGGTGAGGGTAATCTCAAAGAGGGACTTGTTGTAATCGCGGATAAGTGAGGCGGGAATGATATTGAGAAGTCCGGAGTCTCCCTCAAAACAAGTTGCACGAATATCATTGGAGGTTGGGGCAGTAACGAGCCAGCGTGTGCCCTCGTACTTCCAAGCGCGAATACCAATCCAATGAGAGGCAGTATGAGTCTTACCAGATCCACGACCTGCCAGCATGAGGAACGTGTCATACTCGCCATCTTCGGGTTCTTTTTGGTGCGGGAGGGCCTGCAGGCTCCATTTGACCTGCCACATGACGGAATCGAGTTGTTGCTTGGGCCAGTGTTTGTGTGCATCGGCGAACTTCTTTAAAGTAAGTTCCTGCTTTGGTGTTAAAGACATGAGATAAATCCTTCCCCGACTAAGAAGCTCTTATCAGCTCCTTCGGTTTCTATATGAACACACATCTGTGGTTCAATTTGTTTTACGTGCTCTATGTAGCGCCGGGCTTGGTGGACCTTGAGCTTAGGTGACTCTTGGTGCTCCATGAGTTTGAGGCGGCTTCTAAATGTCAGTGTGTACTCGTTAAAGTCTTCCCGGTACGCCATGTTGGTCTTAATGCCTAGTGATTCCACAAGGCCCTGGATTTGGCGCATTAGCTGGGATACTTTTCCCGTAATACGAAATGTATCTGACTGTTTGTTATACTGGCTGCGCTTGGCGTACAAGATACCAGAGAGCAGTTCAATACGCTGCTCGGGCGCGGCTAGTAGGTAGTTGTTTGGGATTCTGGTCGGCACGTTGGGGATGAGCTGTGACTCAACCGTCGGCTTGGTGCTATAGACCCGGATGTGGATCTTTTTGTCACGCCAGGATGTTAGCAAGTAGCCGCAGTCCTTGAGCTTTTGGGTGACGTACTCGGTGTGCGCCTTGGGGATCTTGATGTGGTTCTTGGGGTTCTTATTGATGAACCAAAAGCCAAACACAAACGGGTGGACTGGTAGGTCCTGGTGCGACAGGGCAATAGGCTGGGTCGATGGTACCGAGTACAGCAGTGAGTTGTTTTTTCCACGTAGCGGGGCGTCTACCAGGTCCTGCATGGTTAGTGGTCGCAGTGGGCGCCTGAACTTATGCACACCCTTGTAGGTCACCAACCTGTTTCGGTATTTGGGGTTTTCTGTGGGTAGCGCTAGGTGTTTGTCACCAGAAATTGTTAGGCCATCAGATAGGGTGACTCGGTAGCAATCTTGGGCATAGTACTCTTGGACCAAGGTGACTTTGGCTGGTTGGCCAAGTCGGTCAAATACGTAATCTCCTACCTCAATCTTGGAGGCAGGTTTCCAGTAGTTATGGGTTAGTACTTTTTCTGTTGCTAGTATCGCCATGGTAGTTTTCTCGGACCCATTGGTCCAGGTAGCGCCCTAACGGCGCCCGAATGTTGTTTTGAACGGAGTACGGCAGTTTGGCTATGTTTAAGACTGCCTTGGTGCAGGATAGTCTAAACTGCAGGTACTTGGCGGTTTCTTTGTCCAGAATATTAGACGAGACATCCACCGTGTCAAAGTTGTACAAATCACATACCAAGATTCGTAAGCCCTTAAACTCACCGGCCACATTTTCCAGCGCGCCTTGGATTTGGTAGATGTATTTGTCCATACTTCCACTAATACGCAACTGGGGTAAATAAGCCCCAAGGTTTTAAAATATAGCTCGACTCTGTCCCCTTTTGTCTGGGTTGTCTGGGTTGCGAGGCTTATTCCAGTCCCCCCATACCCCCCCCTTATTATTTTTAAAAAATTATTTTAAAAAAATTAAATAAAGGGTTACAACCCAGACAACCCATGCAGGGCGGCTGTAAGTCATTGATTTTGTTCAACGCAAATGATAATGATTCTTATTTACTTTTTAAAAAAAATTTTAGGAAATTGGTTTTGCACCAAAACGGTGCATTTTGTAAGAGCTTGGGGGTTATGGGGCCCCCGGCGGCGGGTCGGCGTACAGGACCCAAATAGGGGATGTGGTATATAAACAACACCCCGTCAAGGAAAAGGAGGGCCAACGTGACAATTTGCCTATGTCAATAGGTATATACCCTATGTGTTGCGCCAATACAACACTGTGGTATACAAACAACAAGGCAACATGACACGCGCCCAAGCGCAGGCGCAGATGAGAATGCGTCTCATTCGCATCTAGGCCAACGTTTCACATTGCGGCATTGCATCTCACAATGTGGAATGCAGACTATGCACCAATGTGGTGCGTTGGTCAGTGCACCAATGTGGTGCATTGGCATACTGGCTATTAGGGTAAACACCTATTGACGGATAGGAGGGGCAAGAAGGGGCCTAGGAGACGAGCTGATGTGAGATGAGGGGTAGGTATCATCTAGGTGGAGAAGTCTAGTGATTGATATACTGTGTGGGCTCACAGGGCACGCGTGCGCGAGGTGGCTAATTGGAGGGTGGGCGAGTGTTGGCTATTAGTCACAGACCACGCAGTCCCACAATATCCCACATAACCCCACAATCTAGTCAAGTATTAAATAGGTGTTGACATTCATTTCAAAGGTCCGTATACTGTTTTACATCGGAAGTGCAGTGGCTAATCCACTCAGGTAGTAAGCAAGTAGCACGGGGCCCAGCCCCACACCATCGCCCTTGCCTCTGCTCCAGCTGACATCTGACTGTCGCCAGTGACTAAGTACCAGCTGGCTTACCAACGTGGCGATCCCTAGATATGCAAAGGCAAAGACTAGGTGCTGGATAAGAGGCAGTGCTCGAGACCAGCCAGTTAATCACTGAGATAGTATGCACCAGCGTGCTATGCCAGCAGTTAACTCACAACACCACACAGGAGTAATACCATGACAACAACAGCAACCAAGGCCACAACCCTGACATTCAAACAGTTAATGACTATCCAGTCAGTACTGCAGGATGCACGCAGAGAGCAGGCCCATGCAACATACGCACACGATCAGGTAGTTAAGGCATCACTCAAGGGCAACCCTGAGCGCCTTGAGTACTTAGTGGACGTACAGCAGGCAAACTATGATCAGAAACAAAACCTAGACCACGCATTCTATGCAGTCGAAGAGATGATCAGAGAGTACCAGTAATCAGGTCGAAACAGTCGTGAGACTGTCTGCACGTTATGCGTGCACTGATGAGACCAAACACTAGGAGCTATACCATGCCAAAATTTACAGTGGTTAAACTAATTGACCAAAACAAAGTAGTGCCAGCAAGACTATTGCCCGAGCAGTCAGGTGACTACCTCGAGTGGTCAGTGGATGATAAAGACACCCTCCAGTACAATACAAAGACCAAGCAGTTTAGCTATGAAGAGTATGAATTCCAAGATGATGACTGGGAGCTAGTTAACACCCTTGGCCACGATGTCGCGTACAAAATTGCATTGAACGAGGGCATCATCTACGAATAAGCAGGTCGAAACCACTTGACGTGGTCTATACTTTTCTAGTATACTGATGAGACCAAACAACAGGAGCATATATGTACACAATCAATATCGGATTAGCAAACCCATTCACCGGCAAGTACAACACGACCGACCGCACCATCGCAATGGCCCTGCAGTTTATTGAGGGTATTGTAGACATTAAGGTATCAACAGCAGGCGATGAGCCTACTGTGATCATCCAGTACACGCACCACAGGGGCAGTATCGCAGTGTTGGCGACTGCATTAGATCAGGACTGCATCGCACGTTACGATCACCAGCTCCTACGTGGTGAGCTCATTGGTGACAAGGCAGAGGCATGGGGTGAGTTTAACCCTGAGTATTTTCAGACTTGTTTTGGAGGGTAATATTATGAGTGATCTATTTAAACAGCAAGAGCTATTGAAATCCCTACTGGTAGAGGATGCCCTGCTTTTTGAAGAGGGCGACTGGGACGGGCTGGCCCAAGTGCGTATGAGTATTGACGCAGTCCGAGATCAAATTGCTAAACTACAAGGAGACTAACATGAGACAGCAAATAGTAGAAATGGCACTGCGTGAGCTCAACCGGCTAATACTTAATGAGGTAGAATATCCCACGGCCTTTGACCGGTTACTGTTGAACCTAGAGCTCAGTAGTGCTGAGGGTGATGAGCTCCAACGATTGTATGACGAACAGGGATGGGCAAGATAATGACTAGAGTACAAACCCATTACCAAGGCGATGCCATGGTGTTTATCCAACGCGACGGCACTAAGGCCACGCACCCCTATGAATTCACCCACAAGGGTGTTGACTATTACCTGCTAGGTGGTGTATACTATGACCTAGAGCAGGATTTGATTGACAGAATATTTAATTAGTTTTCGGTGGTTTGGTGACACTATTCAGCTCAAGTACTCGCAGACGAACGACTAAAAAGACACCAAGCCACCACCCAATACAGGAGGATATATGGCCGTATCATTAGCACACAACATGGGTAACATAGTGCGCTCCAATATGAAGTGTACTAACTGCACCCATAAACGCGCATTCTTTTATAGCAAAGGCATTTGGTTTTGCTGGCACTGTAAGTGCACTCGACCAATGACACCAGTAGAAATTGATCAAGTAAATGAAGAGAACCAAAAACAAAGGGAGTACTCATAATGATTAAATACGCAGTCAGATTAGACAATCAGGTAATATGGACCTGCGACGGCAAAGAAGAGCTCTATGATAGTGAGGAGGATGCTCTCTTGGCACTTCAGGAAGAGATGGATGCCTGCGAGCGTGCGTGCCATCTTGGCTACATGGAGGACATTGGGGACTTTGACAATTACAGAATAGTGGAGGTGGAAAATGACTAATTGCTACTTAATCGAGTTTGAAAATTTAGACGGGTGTTTCCAGTATGAGAGCTTTATGGCTGAGGATCAGTTTGAGGCAATCGACTTGTTTGACGAGCACTACCCAAAGTGCACGCCTTACAATGTATTCCTACAATTAAACCAATGGAGCAAAAACGATGAGTAAAAAGTACAAAGCATACGCAACAATCTCATACGATCTTGTTTGCGAGTTTGAGGTAGAAGACGGCGAGGATCCGTGGGACGTGGGGCGTAACCTCGACGGCGGTGATTTTAAAGAGATTGACAATTCCAGTGACTGGAACGTCTTTGACGTCGTGGAGGTAACAGAATAATGGGCGCGCTATATGACCTGATATTGAACGATGAGTACCGCACCACAATCTACGCGCATGATGAGCAGGACGCGTGGGAGATTGCTAATAGGTGGTACAATAACCCCGAGCAGGCCAAGATTAAACTACATGAGGAGCAGGTATAATGAAAACAATCACTATGACAATTGACGAATACAACACAATACGTCGTCTCAAAGATTTTGCGCAATGGTACATTGAAGAGCGAGAGCCAAGTGGCGAGCAGTATTTTATGGATCTTGAGGATGTATGTGCAGGCCAAGCGGCCATTGCGATTATTGACAGTAATATCTTTAAGCAGTATACTGCTGAAACATTCGAACCAACACAGGAGTAATGCCATGACATTCACAATCAAAGACGTAAACAACATCGAGACAGACGACGAGGTAAGCCCAGCGGAGTATTACCAGTCAATCCAGCGCGCTATCAATGCCGGTATGTGGTCAATGCAGGGATCATACGGACGTGCCATGATGGACGCTATCAATGAGGGTAAGTGTTTGTTAGGCCTTAAACCTGCTAAGGATTATTGGGGTAACACTATCCCATCGCGCCTACAAGTTAAGGACGGCACCAAGGGATCATGGGACTATGTCAAAGAGCACAGCGGCATGGTATGGGCAAACAATATGGCAGGTGTTGACATCAAGAAATAATTGCAGTATAATATCATTTTACTGGAGGATATATGAACAATCTAATCGACGAGTATGGCATCATCAATCAACGCATCGCTGAGCTAGAGGAGATCAAACATAAACTCAAGGCCGAGATTCTCTCACGTGGTGTTGGTATCTATGAGGGGCTCTCATGGTTTGCTGAAGTGCAAGAGTATGACCGTGAGAACATCTCAGCACCATTGGTGCGTAAGTTAAGCAATGAGGATTTTGTAAAGCAGGTGACAACCATTCAACATATCAAGGCAGTAGTAGTTAAACCACTGGAGGCATAACATGCACGGATTAAACATTATTAAAAGACTCAACCGCACAGAGCAGGACTTTATTGACCACATCCTTGCAACACCAGTACCGGATGTAAACCTATTAGACGTGTGGACTAATTGGAAAGCAGAACAAGCAGAGGCCAAGGCAGATGTCGCAGTACAAGTACATACTGATTGACGAGTTTGGAGGGGCCTGCAGGCAGTTTGTATCTAAGCTGGAGGCTACCCCCTACCTTACCGCAGGCATGAGCTTAAAGGCACTACCACGTCAGCCCAAAGTCAGCCCGTACCAATTAGCCACAACACTATTGAAGGAGGCACCATTTTGAAAGTCATCGGATTCTTTATGTTTATTTATGGCTGGTTTACCTTGTATGATGCAGGCCTTAGCTTTGAGGGCACAGCATTCTTACTAGCAGGCCTGCTCATTGTGATGTACGAGGAGATCTTGCCACGTGTTGAGATTTTATTCAGAAGGAATCACAATGAATGACTTTTTAACTGATTACCTGCAATCCCTGTATGGTATACCAGTGTTAGATTCAGAAGAGGAGTACGCATTAGCAGAGCGCATCAGTCAAGGTGACGAGCAGGCATTAGATAAGCTGGTCACCCACAACCTGCGCTTTGTGGTGTATACTGTACGCAAACTGACGGCGTGGAACCACTCACGCACACCGCAGGAGGATTTGATTGGCATGGGCAACATGGCACTACTAAAAGCCGCTCGCCAGTGGAAACCAACCCAAGGTGCTAAGTTTGCCACGTACGCCAAGGGGTTTATCCTTCGAGGCATTGAGCGTGGACAAGATGACACTGAGAACCTGATACGTATACCAATCAAGGTGCGAGAGGAGATGCGCAAACTGATGTACACTGAGCGTGCATTAACTCAAACACTAGGACGACAACCCACGGCCAATGAGATGGCCACTATCTTAAACAAGACAACCAAGAGGATTAACCAGCTTAAGTTTTACATGCAACAAGAGCCAGCGTCCTTGGACGCACTGCAATTAGATAAACTGGAGGATAACGAAGATGAGTAACTTTACACCCGAGCAAACCCGCGCCTATGAGCGATTCATTCGCGCCCGTAACAATGTATCCCTTGGCCAGTACCGCCAGTACAATAAGAACCCATGGCAACCCACCTCAGACGTGGTGTGCACAGTGGACACAGAGAACATGAACCACCCACTGTTTGAACAAAATGATGCGTGGCTGGAGTACAAAGAGGCCAGCTTAGCATGGTGGGCCATTGAGCCACGCTACCGAGATGAACAGCGTATGCGCTCATCACGTGGTGATTATGGTAAGGCAGACAACTGGGACGTACGTGCCAGCTATGTAAAGGACAGCTTTAAGAACATCGAGAAAGGGCAGTAATATGAAACTGATACCAACAGAAATCCATGAGGATGGTGAGCTCACTAAGATTGAGTACCACAATGAGGCAGGTGAGTTTGTCATCGAGGCAGTATGGGATCCTGAAGATGAGCAGACCAGTGAGAATCGTGTAAAATTTCGTGCGTGGGCAACCCGCCTATTAGATCAAAAAGGATATGAGGTGATTAAATGAATAAAGATCCATGGGACAACTACCTAAAATGGTTATTACTTTTCACCGCCTTATACTTTTTAGGGCACATAGCCTGTGCGTTGGCTGATCAGACCATCGTACAGACACCAGGTGCACCGACTACTACCTGCATTGTCAACAAGGGATGGGTTACCTGCTTGTAGTAAATGAGAATGATTCGCATTTGAGCCCTAATAAAATCAAGGACTTAGCGAAGACTTGCATGGGTTGGGTGGGTTGTGTACCATATTCACCCCCCTTATACCCCCCTTTGATTTTTTTAAAAAGATTTTTTAAAAAAGATAAATAAAGGGTTACAACCCAGACAACCCATGCAGGCAACGTGTAACCCATTGATTTTATTCAATCCAAATGAGAATGATTATCATCTAGCTTATATTTCACATTGTGAGAGCATAAATACCCCATTTTGCGTATTAGTTATGGCAAGAAGAAAGGAATTATGAAACCAAACACGCTACCAGTCCTGACACAAAACATACCAGCGACCCTAAAGAAAATCCCACGCTGGGTGATGTGGTCATTCGTCGAGGTAGGTGAGGGCGAGAACAAACGCTGGTCCAAGATGCCACTGCAGACTAATGGCAGACCGGCCTCATCCACCAACCCCGAGACGTGGGCAGACTTCCTCACAGTCGAGGATGCCTATCAGTCAGGTAAATTCTCAGGTATCGGCTTTGTGTTCAGCAAGGACGACGACCTAGTAGGCATAGACTTAGACGATTGCTTTGACCACCAATCAGAGTCTTTCATAAATGCTGCAATGCAGCATCTCGCCAGTCAGGTCGATGGCTACATGGAGATCAGCCCATCGGGTACCGGCGTAAAGATATTCACCCGCTCCATCCCGTTTGCCTCACACGCAGACCACTCAATCGGCTTTGAGGCGTATTCTCAATCTCGGTTCTTTACTGTAACAGGACACCATTTATCAGGGACAATACCCGATGAGCCTCAAGATCTCACAGACATCATTCCCGCCAGAGCTCTACGACACACAGGCGACGCCTTCGGTGACTACACAGCTCCACTGGAGGGATGGGACATCAACCGAGTCGAGACAGAACTCTTGGCCAACATCGACCCCGAGTGTGGCTACCATGATTGGCTCAAAGTCGGGGCAATTCTACACCATCAATTTCATGGCGACGTCGAGGCGCTAGAGGCGTGGGATAGATGGTCAGCAACAGGCTCATCCTACACCTCAACGGGTGACTACTCATGCGAGAACAAGTGGAGAACCTTTAAGGGCTCAGGTGCCACGCTGCGCTCATTGATATTCCAAGTGAACCAAAAGGAGCGTCAGCAGGCATTGGCACGTGGTGAGATTATCCTTGACGCTGGCACCATGAACCACGCCCGTAAATTCTTGGAGTCTTACTACACTGAGGAAGAGGGTTACAAGTTAGTGCACTACGCCGATGACTTTTATATCTACGGCGGCACACACTATGAGGTAATCGAGGAGGCAACGATCCGCTCCAAGGTATACACCTTCTTAGATAAGTGCAAGAAGTCAGGTAAGCAAGGTGCGTTGGTGCCGTTCAACCCATCGCCGGCAACTGTCAGTGGCGCGTTAGATGCAATCAAGTCGATTGTCCACCTACCAAACCACCAAAACACTAAGCCACCGATTTGGTTAGAAGAGTATGCACGCACTAAACCCGAGGCCAGCAAGTTAGTCTCACTTAAGAATGGCTTGTTTCATTTAGAGGACTCGATACTGATACCGCACTCACTGGGTTTTTTTACACAGAACTCTTTGCCGTTTGCTTATGATCCAATAGCCACATCACCAACGTGGGAGAACTTCTTACACTCGGTGTGGCCTGATGACCAGCAGTCTATCGAGTGCCTTCAAGAAATGTTTGGCTACATCCTTAGTGGTGACACCAAGCAACAAAAATTCTTCAACATCATCGGCCCACGTCGCTCAGGTAAAGGCACAATCAACAAGGTGCTCGTTGCCCTACTTGGACAACATAACACAGTGGCACCAGAACTAGGAGAGCTTTGTGACACATTTGGTCTTCAACCTTGGCTTGGTAAGCTACTCGCTTCTTTTACTGATGCTCGCGCACCGGAAAGGAATCGTTCTGCTGTGGTTAGTCAGCTTCTTCGTATTGTGGGCGGTGATACCATTACCGTAAATCGCAAGAACAAAGAGGCATGGAACGGATACCTCCCAACGCGATTAGTAATCTACTCGAACGAAGTTTTGCAACTAACAGAGAACTCTAACGCATTGACTGGCCGTATGATTGTATTGAAGATGACCAAGTCGTTCTTTAATAAAGAGGACACCGACCTAGCGCACAAGCTAGAGCAAGAGCTCGGTGGTATCTTTAACTGGGCGATGGAAGGACTCAAGCGTCGTATCAATCGCGGTGGCCACTTTGTGCAACCTGAGAGCGGTAAAGAATACCTTGACCTGATGGCCGAGCTGGGCAATCCAATCGGCTCATTCGTTGAGGACGCGTTGATCTTTGACGCCACCTCAATGGTTAGCAAGGACGATGTGTTTGCATGCTACAAACACTGGGCGCTTAAGAAGTCTATGAGCCCAGGAACCGAGCAGGCATTTAAGCGCAGATTCTTGGCGGCAACTCAGGAGAACTTTGTTAAGTCAGATCTAGTTAGCACCAACGGCGAGAGATCGCACGTGTACATGGGTGTGCGCTTTAACGACAAGGCACAGAAATTCTTAGACGGAATTGTAAAATTTGATGAAGGAATATTTTAATGAACGAGCAAGATGAGAAGAGTTTTTATATGGGGATGATTATCCTTGGACTGATTGTCAAAGGAGCACCCCTTGGATATATTCCTGACATGGCAACAAATCTATTAAACGAAATCACCAACAAACTAGAGGAGTCAAAATGAAACAACGCGAAGGATGGGATGGCAAAACATATTACATACCTGAACTGGCTGATATGGTCGGTAAAACATTTAGCTCCGTCAAATTAAATGATGACGACACCGAGCTGTTGTTTGAATGCGATGAGGGCACGTTTAGATTTTACCATGCGCAAGATTGTTGTGAGCACGTGCGCGTTGAAGATGTAATTGGCGACCTGCAAGATCTAGTGGGTGAGCCACTGCTACGTGCAGAAGAAGAGTCCAGCGATGAGGCGCCAGAGCGTGAAGACAATCCCGACAACTATTGGGATGAGTGCCACACGTGGACTTTCTATAAGTTTGCAACTCGCAAGGGTTACGTGGACGTACGCTGGTTAGGCGAATCTAACGGCTACTACAGCGAGAGCGTAGACTTTGACTTTACACCAAAACAAGGAAACTAAATGAACATCCATGCACCTGAAAGACAACAAGATGAAACCTTTGCGGGCTACAAGGAGCGTAGGCTCACCTCCAAGGCGATCTACAAAGAAAGCCAACGTGGCCAACGATTGGCGGCAATGGATCCTAAACTTTTCTTCGTCACCCCGCATCATTGTAGTGTGGAGCGTAAAGCAAGGCGAGATCAGATTGCACTCATGGGAGCTAGGCAGTACAAGCGCCTTACCAAACGGATGAAACGTGAAGCAGTTTAACTTTAGAAAAACCATTGCACGCAACAACTTCACCATCATCTTTGGTGGTGTTGGTTGTCGCAGAACCGTTTTGCATTTTTCATCGGGAGCCAAATCTAAAGAGCCATATAAGCGCACTAAATTATCTAAAATTCGTAGAGCACATCAAGGCTGGCAAAACAAAGTATTCGGTAGTATTCATGGATTAAAAATTCACCGTCAATACGGCCGCCGCAAACCAACACCGCAATTTAGGAGATAACATGGAACGACATCTATTAGCAAACCGCATCATCACCCCTGACGGCACCATGCTCCAGTCATACCATCGCCACGACTACAAAGAGTACGTTGATGCCAATGGTAAAGAGTATATGATTGATGGCGGTATATACTATCAACGTTGCAACGTGCACGATGACGCACCACACCAAGACGCGAGTGTGTACTCAGACGATCCGCATGAAGTCATTAGAGATGCTTTGCACTGGGGAACCTATGGCAAGAACGGCGACAAACCAATCCAATGGAAACCCGTGAGTGCCTTATCAAACCCGCACATCCACGCGATCATCACAACCCAGCACCACATCCCCGAGCACATTAAAAAGGTATTTGTAGATGAGGAATTTTACCGCCGTGATCATGGCATTGTGGTGGAGGACGCAGAATGAACGCAGATGAATTAGCTGATTTAATGGAAAAATATAGCACTGCTGGATTTATGAGTCCGTTGGCGGAAGAGTTTAAAAAAGCAGCCACAATGCTACGCCAGCAACAAGCTGAAATAGAGGCGTTGAACCAGCGCATTGAACGCATGATTGAAAACGCAAGCCATCATGAAGGTATCGCACATGCCGGTGGGTTTGAACAAGGTCATGAGGTCGGGCGCCAACTTGGCATGAAACAAGAGCGAGCATTGTGGGAACTAGCAGCATCAACACAGGAGATAATGAAATGACCACCTTCACCACACAAGACCGGCAAGATGCGCAACGCACTCCGTTGACCGATCATGCAATACTATTAAACGCACGTTATTTTGAAGAGCTATACACAACATACGATAAGGCAACAGATACAAATACAGTACATGTTCGTTTTGATGCTTTAAAGTTCGCCCGCGCCATCGAACGCGCCCACGGAATAGGAGAATAGTATGATTGAAGTTAAAAAAGTCAGAAGACAAAACGCAATTAAACCAATTCGGTTGAACCAAGGTCAATATATGGCTCTTGTAAATATGGGCGAAGATCCAACCAAATTTATAAACAAATTAGTTGCCAAAGTAGCCAAGAAAAGACGCTGGACTTGGTGGTTTGCCAAACAGGCAAATAAACCATGAGCTTCACCATCCACCAAGCAGACGGCCTCAAAGTCATCCAGTGGTTCCCCACAACCGACGAACTTATTGCCAGCATGCTGGCCAACCCTAACGACGTATACCATAGGAACACATGATGACAACCGAACAAGACGCAGTACAACTATACAACCACGTCATGCACAACGCGCTGATCTACGGCCAAGGTTTCTTGCGCTTTACAGCAGACGGCAAGTGTGAGGTGGTAGATCCCAGCCAATATAAAGAGCTGGCTGAAGCGTTACTGTGGGCAGAAGAAAATCAGGTGAAACATGATGATTGACATAGGACTAGCTTTTATCATAGGCCTGATGATCGGGTTGGTGTTAAAACCTAAAAACAAAGACTTAGCTGAGCAACAGGCAATCTACGACAAGAGGCTAATTCAGTACGAGATTGATATTGCATATTATAAAGAACTGTGCAAATGGCACGTAGAACAAAGGAAAGCAAATGACCAAACCAAAAGTAGTTAAACCGGCGGTAAAAGAAAAAAGCGGCAAAGTAATCGCTGGCACCCCAGCACTCTCACACACCGAGATTGAAAAGAAAGCTGGCCGTAAGAAGAATGAAGACAAGCGTGGCTTCTTGCTATCAACCGGCGAATTTGCCGATCGTAAAGAGGCCGCCAAGGTAGCTAAGGCTGCAGGCGAGGTAAAGAAACCAGGCAAAAAGCTACACAGCCATGAGCTACGCCAAGGACTAGGAATTAAGAAGGCACCGAAATGACAACAACCCGAGACGGAGGTAAAGGTGATGCAAGACGACCACTCACAATTGACGAAGAGCAGTTTAATAAAAACTGGGATGCAATCTTTAATAAGGATGATAAGAGCGAGACACCAAGCGAAGATGAATCCGAAATCCTTAACACCATCCCCTTCGGACGCTAAGAAGGCGTATGAAGAACGCAAAGAAGCACTACTGAAAGGCAGACCATGACCAAAAAGAAAACAGTCGAGTTTGAAGAGGGCTGGGCCGACGAGCTCGACCTAACCCCCGATGAGCTGGCTGACCTCATGCGCGGTATAACCCAGCTAGTCGAGACTGGAGAGATCTTTGAAGAGGCCATCCCAGTCAGTGAACTGCCAGAAGAAGAACGTGCAGAGATCTATGAGCGCCTAAGCAAAAAGAATACGAGGCATTGATGATTAAGAAGAAAAAGAAGTACAACTACTACAAGCTAGACGTTGGCTTTTTTCCAGACATTGTTAAGCTCTGTTTTGATGACAATGTATTTCAACAAATTTTAAAAGACCATGAGATTACTCTTAAAGCTAATGCACTGGATTGTGGAATTGCCGAGACTCACCTTATTGGCGATGGCAAAGATGCGATCATCATTCTGGTTTTTAATATGGCTCTTGTTAATGATAATCTTGGCGAGCTGGTTGACACGATTACTCACGAAGTTAGTCATGCCGTCGATCACCTGGCCGAGCACATAGGCGAAGAGGATAACTTTGTCAATGAGACCCGCGCCTATCTATCAGGCCATTTAGCCGGCCAGATCTTTAAGATCTGCATACACGAAAAGGAAAAGTATGCTGGAAAAGCAAGTAGAAAGTTATCTAAACAAGCGAGTAAAAGAAGCGGGCGGTCTGAGCTACAAGTGGATCAGCTCGGTGAGCGGAGTTTGCGATCGGATAGTACTGATAAACCAGAGGTGCTTCTTCGTGGAACTGAAGACAATGACCGGAAAGATATCACCAAGGCAGACGATAGTTTTTTCTCAAATGAAAGAACAGGGTTTTGAGGTGCGTATACTGAAGAGCAAGGAAGACATAGATGAATTTATTAGGGGCGCTTTGGCATGAATATGCGTATTAGTAGATATAGAGAAGGCGAAAAGGTTTGCAAGCCCTGTCTGTGCCGATACACAGTCTAGCCCCTCTAATATCCCCTACTTATCGGAGTATCAAAATGAAACTTTGCAATATTTGCAACGAAACAAAACCCCTATCAGAATTTTATAAAAACCCACCTGCAAAAGACGGTCACCACAAAGTCTGCATATTGTGCTATTTAAAAAGGAGCAGTAAGTCTAAAAAAGAATACAAAACGACAAAACGGGGGCACATGCAGGCATTTAAGGGAGCGGCAGCTCATAGAGCAAGAAAAAGTAACTTGCCATTTGATATTGACATTGATTATTTAATGTCTATTGCAACAGACACTTGTCCTGTATTTAAAACACCTTTCGAATGGGGTCAATATAATGGTCCGAGACATGCTTTCGGTCCGTCGTTAGACAGAATTATCCCCGAATTGGGTTATGTTAAAGGAAACGTAGTATTTATTAGTAATTTAGCAAATACAGTTAAATCAAACGTTACAGAAAAAGAACTTTATGCTGTGGCCGATTGGTTACACGACGCAAGAAAGAAAGTACTTGATGCTCAAACGTAATCAGCTTCACCAATACCAACTCAATATGATTGAAAAAGCCAAAACTATTCCTCACATGGGTCTATTTATGGAGGTTGGGCTTGGAAAAACTATCACCAGTTTGACTATAGTTGCGGAACAGTTTTCGGGTAAAACTTTAATTGTGTGTCCTAAAAAGGTAGCAGAGACTGTCTGGCACAAAGAAGCTGCAAACTGGGAGCACACCAAACACCTTAAAATATCAAAAGTATTAGGAACGGAAAAGCAAAGAATTGCTGCGTTGCAAGAGGAAGCAGACATCTATGTAATTAACATCGAAAACATTGTGTGGCTAACTGGCCGCCCAGAAATGTTAGTGTTTACTAACTTAATTTTAGATGAAAGCCAAAAATGGAAAGATGCTAGTACAAAAAGGCATAAAGCATTGCGTAAGTTCCTAAAACAGTTTACCCATCGTGCTATTTTGACGGCTACGCCCGCACCACAGGGCCTACAAGACCTTTATTCACAGGTGGGAATACTTGACCTAGGCCAGCGCCTTGGAACGTCTCTGACGGCGTTTAGGACAGCCTACGCAGAACCAGACAAAATCAATAGGCACACAAGACAGGTGTACTCCTGGAAACTGCGTTCGGGCATGGATGCCATCATTAACAAAAAGATTGAAGATATTTGCTTTTCATTAAAAGCAGAAGACTATTTGCAGCTGCCGCCTGTAACAGTTATTATACACAAAATAGAAATGTCTAATAGTGCGAGGAAGCAATATGATGAACTTAGAAAAAATATGGTGCTTGAAGTGGAAGAAAACACAATCACAGCCCCAACGGCAGCAACACTATCGAACAAACTCTTGCAATTCACTTCGGGCGCGACTTACACAGAAAATGGAGAATGGATCGAAACCCATAGTGATAAAATGGAATACCTTGTCGAGATCATGGAGAGTAATGTATCACCGACCCTCATCTTTTACAACTACAAACATTCTTTGGAACGACTCAAAGCGCAGTTTCCTCAAGGTGTGGTGCTGGATGCTTCCAACATCGAGGCGTGGACGTCTGGTAAAATTCCAGTGCTATTCGCACACCCGAAATCCGCTGGCGCTGGGCTCAATCTTCAAAACAACACAAGTCACGTGGCACAAATCGTATGGTTTGACGGCACTTGGAGCAGTGAAGAGTTCACACAAGGCAACGGGCGTATTCACAGGCAGGGCCAAACGTCACCGGTTATCATTCATCAGTTAGCCATGGAAAAAACGATTGATGAACTGGTGATTGAGGCGTTGGACAAAAAAGTAGAAGTGCAAAATATTTTACTAGACGCCCTAAAAATGTAGCAAATTGCGTATTAGTGTAGACATGAATGAAAAAGAACTCCTAGAACTCCTCAAAGGGATCATTGCCTTGGCAACACCCCTTAACTCTAACGGCGTGGAAATCACGTCATTAGACACGCCGATTGCAGACACCGGCTTAGATAGCCTGGATTTGCTCATGGTGGGGATTTATTTGAGCGACGTTTATGGAGTATCTGAAGAGATAGCAAAAACAATGGATCCAGTAACCATTCGAGACATGCTGCAGTTTATGCAATTTCACAGCACTAAACAGCCTGTTAGCGTAGAGGCAACGTTAAATGATATATCTAACTGATTACAGAACGGTTTGCAATGAGAATACGACGCTTATCTCTGACATTGATTACCCCCAGCGTGTTCATTGGTTTGCTGATAGCTATAGTAAATCTCATACCGGATTTAGTTACGCACCACATATCGTGGCCTCTAAACTCCTGGACCCGACACTGATTGAAGACTTACGCAGCAGAGAAGGTCGTACAGCATTTATCCTAGCAGCGGGCAACACTAACTTTGCTGGGATCAATAAAGACATACCAAAGACTAGCCTTAGTTACAACTACAAATTTTCACACCTAACATTAACGCAAGTGTACGCTGGAATTTTGGCAAAGTATTTGGGCGCAGAAGACATGATCCTAACAGACTCCAGCGCATGCGCTTCAAGTCTTAAGGTGATGATGGATGTGCAGATGTTGTTTCAGATGTATCGGTTTGATAGAGTAATTGTTGTATCCGTTGAAGACCAAGTTAGTAACATGGTATTAAAGTTTTTTGGTGAATCCAAGGCAGTCTTAACGAAAGAACAAGACGACGCCGGCGTTTTACCATCGGCCTTTGATGACGTGAATTATGGTTTTCATATCGGCCAGGGTGCTGTACTTGCAGTGTTTGAAAATGAGAACCACGCTAAGAATCCTGCAGCTCGCCTATTAAGCTCGTACAACGCATCTGAAAAGGGAGCCAACGCGATAGGACAGCGTGAGGATGGTGAAGGCTTTGCTAAGGCCGCATACGGCGCGTTGCGCTACGGTAACTTAATGCCAAGAGATATTGATGTCATTAAGACCCACGGAACCGGCACAAAGTCAAACAACAAGGCAGAACACAGCGCCCTGGTCACTGTATTTGGTAAAGAGTTTACTGCGACATCATTTAAACCAACGATCGGCCACACCATGGGAGCGTCAGGTTTATTAGAGACTTGTCTACTGTTAGATAGTTTAAAAACCGGAGTCGTCCCGCCAATTAAAAACAGGACAACAGAAGACCACCGGTATCTATCGTCTGCAATTACAGTAGATAAAGATACTAAGATTTTAAGTTTAGCAGCAGGTATGGGAAACATTTATTCAGCAGCAATCTTTGATACAAAACTATGAGAACAAAAACCAAACATAAAGTAAACGCAGCAACTCCAAGATTATCAGATGAAGAGCTTGACCCAATCGAACAAGACGACGGTGAGGGCGTATCATCGGATATGATGGAGGCATACCTTCCGTGGAGCTTGGAAGATATTATGGATGTTAAAAGACTGATAGCTGATAAGTTACCAGCCAAGCAGCAGTTTATTTTAGAGGCGTTTTTAGAAGGTTTGACACACTTGGACGTTGAGGTAACAGAAAAATATTGGCGCTATCATTTTTCTAAGGGTGTTGAGTTTATTAAAAAGGAATTGAATTTATGAACTTTATTGTAGAGCATAAATACAAGGGCAAATATGTTATGGAAACAATTACCGGTGTGGAAGACCTTGACACAAGCATATATCAAGATTTATTGGGAATATGGGTTTGTGACAGCATGGAGGAAACACTTATCATGGAAAAACAACTACAGGAGATGAGAAGTGCAAGATCCAGTCAATCATCCTAAGCATTACACAGATCACCCGTCAGGCATTGAGTGTATTCAGATCACCGAACACATGAGCTTTAATCTAGGCAACGCATTAAAGTATATCTGGCGATGTGATTTAAAGAAAGACGCAATAGAAGATTTAAGAAAAGCACGTTGGTACATCGATCGAGAAATTGAAAAGCGTGTCAACCCAACCGGTGTAAGACACGATGAGGAGTGTGGTAAATGAAGATCGAAATTGATGACGACTTTGCTGATGAGATTGTCAGGGCCACACTAGCAGAAAGCTATGTTAGTGTCTCTGGTATGCTTAAAAACCCAGACGCGTGGCACGAAGATGATGTAGCAGCATGGAAAGAATTACTACCGGCGATTAAAACTGTGGGCTCCTGGTTTAGTGTTAACTTTGAAACAGAAATTAAAAAGGCGAAAAAGAAAAAATGAGAGATTTTTTTGAAGCAGTATTTGCAAGTGTGTTTGGTATTATTGCGTTTATTTTAGTTATTGCGGGTTGTTCTTATTTAGGCTGGTTGTCGTATGACTATTTTGCACCTAAATATATGGCCACAGATAATAAAGTATTCCATGAATCACAACAGTACAACGATGGAATGGTACGAGATTTAGAAAACTTGCAGATGGAATACATGAATGCAGATGCAGACCATAAGCAAGCACTTCGTGCTATTATTTTGCATCGTTTTTCTGTTTATCCCGAAGATAAGATGCCAGCGAACTTACGTAATTTTTACAATCAATTAAGGAGTGGTAAATGAAAAAGTTAGCCATATTAACTTTGTTATCCGTAGCAGTATTGGCTGGATGTCAAGATGATGATAGTAGCTCAGCTAAAGAGCGTCGTGCCCAAGAGCAAATGAGCCTTCAAGCGGTAGAGGCTGTTGGTATGCCAGCCATTACCAACTTTGCTGAAAAGCGCATGATGAAGGACATTTTAGAGATACGTGACCAAGCTGTTGCCACAACAACATATACTGTGGATATGAATGGCAAGTTCCACAAGGTGTGTAACTCAGTAGGTTATGGTTTGCCTTACGCAACACAGTACACAAACCCACAAATGCCACAGCGCCCATTTAATGGCAATACTTATGTGTTACCCCAAGCTGATCCTAATGGATTATATTCACCAGCAAGCGCAGACGGCACATGGGTGCAGTGCGTGGATCCCAAAAGTAACAAAGCGAAGGTTGTTTATATCGAACCCCGCGTGGTGGTAAGTCCTATTCCTTTAGGTGACCAATGAAAAAGTATACGTACTGTGATTTAGAGCAAGCAATTTATCAAGCGTGGCAAACGATGGATGATTTAAAATTGTTTGCTGAAGAGTATTACGATGGACCCCAGGAAATGTCAGTTGATGAAGCGTTTAACTACATGGAAGGCATTAGGGTACTAGGAGATTTAAAGTTTCGTAAGTTAATGGATATGATGTGCCGCGTGTTTGAGCTCGATGAGTACTGCACGGATCCTGAAAAATTGGCACGACGAGATGAAGTATTTGCAGCAGTATTTAATCAACCCAAGAAGAAAGGAAGTAAAAAATGACTGATACAGTCGACGTAGCAGCACAAGAAGTAGATCCATTAGCGGATAAAATTGTTTCATTGAAGTATAGCGTTAAAGATGTTAATGGCATCATCAATATGATGAACACACCATTACAAACTCCGGTCATGGCCTGGGCAAACTTAATCGCTAACATTCAAGCTCAATGTGCACCACAAATTGAGGCCTTGAACGCAAACGCGGAGACACCAAGTGAACCTCAAACAGCTGCTTAAAAGCGCAGGCATTAGCAACAACATCATTAAAGAAGTTGAACGCAAATCCAAGATGACAACGGCGATGCAAGAAGTAGAGCACCAAGAAAAGGCTGCAGCAATGGCCAAGATGATGCTTAATGATGTAATGCCCCACCTGCATGGAGCGCTTAACAAAACGCCACCATCAAAACCTAAGAAGACAATCATTATTCCGGACTAGGGCGATTTTGTTAGTAAATGCGTATTAGTAGATATAAGGGCTTGTCGGGATGACACCCCTAGCTGTAAAGAAAGCTAATGGCCCCCTGGAGCCATCATAGAATCCAGGCTATTTAGCTGAAGTCGCATAGTGGCAATTGCAGCTGCTTTGTAAGCAGCCCCGAAAGGTACGTCAGTTCGAGTCTGACCTTCAGCACCAATAACAACAAGGAATTTTATGGCAGCTAAACCTGGCCTATATGCCAATATACACGCTAAAGAAGCTCGCATAAAAGCAGGTTCCGGCGAAAAGATGCGCAAACCTGGTACCAAAGGCGCGCCCACAGCTAAGGCATTTAAAGAGTCTGCTAAAACAGCAAAGACAAAATAATGGCAACCAAAAAACCATCACCAAACAAAAAACTATTTACTGAGGAAATGGCAAAGACCGTTTTAGAGCTCGGTAAACAAGGCGCGTCCCAAAAGTCTATGTACGCAGCTATTGGTATTAGCCGCGCCACAGCAGCTAAATGGAAAAAAGAAGATCCATTGTTTGCAGAAACTATGGATATGGCAACAGTATATGGCCAGTCTTACTGGGAGATGATGCTCCTAGCCAACGTAGACAACAAAGCATTTAACTCCAGGATCGCAGAAATTGCGCTCCGAGGACAATACCCCGATGACTACAAAGACAATCGCGAGATCAAAGCAGATATTAAGCAAGAAATTGCGGTAGATTTTAATGGTGAAATAGCAAAATTGATTGCCGCCCTTAAAGAATAAGTTTTTATTTTTTCAGTTTTATACAAAAAAGCCACCTAAAAGGTGGCTTTTTGCGTATTAGTAAATATACAACTAACCAGACTAAAAAGGCTAAAATGACAGCACATGCCCTCCTCAGCGCATCAGGATCCAAACGATGGCTTTCCTGCACACCTAGCGCTAGGCTAGAAGCAACAATCCCAGAACAAAAACGTGGTGCCGGTGGAATAGACTTTTCTGCAGAAGGTACACTGGCGCACTCATTATCTGAGATTCGTCTGCGTTTACAATACGGCCAAATAGGACATGACGAATATGAAAGAGAATATGAAATCATCAAGACGCACCCAATCTACCAAAACTACACACCCGATGAACGAGACGATTTCGAGGCTAACGTCGACAATTACGTTTTATACGTTCGCTCTCAGATCGGTGAAGGGGATACACCTCTATTTGAGCAACGTGTGGACTTTAGTGATTACGTCCCTGATGGTTTTGGTACAGCCGATGTGGTTATACTTTCTAAGCATTCCATTCGAGTCATCGACCTTAAGTTTGGAAAAGGAGTCCCCGTCTACGCAGTGGACAACCCCCAATTACGATTGTACGCTCTCGGAGCATATAGCAAATTTAAGGACGAGTATCCAGAAATTAGGGAAGTCACGTACACAATCCACCAGCCTCGCTTGGACAGCATATCATCTGATGGGACATCCATCGCTAAGCTCGTTGATTGGGGCAACTATTTCGTCAAACCAAAAGCGAAAAAAGCATGGAGCGGCGCAGGAGAATTCCTCCCAGGAGAGTGGTGCCAGTTCTGCAAAGCAAAAGCGCAATGCCGAGCGCGTAGTGACTTCAATACAGAGCTCGCTCGCCAGGAGTTCAAAGCGCCAGCGTTACTAGACAATGATGAGTTTAGTCTAGTACTCTCCAAAGCGCAGCAGTTACGCACATGGGTAAACGACGTAGAAGAGTATGCACTAACCAGGGCAATTAATGAGAACATTGTGCCACCCGGTTACAAGCTGGGCACCACAAAAACCCATCGTAAGATCTCTGACACGGCCTTAGCGGCCACCGTTTTGGTCGAGAAGGGTATGGACCCACAAATCATTTGGGAGGCTCCAAAGCTCAAATCGATCGCCACGTTGGAAAAGCTAGGACCAAAGGGGCAAGTAGCTGCATGGCTGGGTAATTTGATCCAGCGCCCAGACGGCGAGCCAAAGCTAATCAAGGCAAAAGAAGACGCCACGGAGGACTTTAAATGAATACCTGGCTAATGGGATTTATTGCAATCGTATACTTCATCGTTGCCGTAAACTTTTTTAGAAACAACGAGATAGGCTTTGGCCTGTCTTTTATTGGTTATGTAATAGGAAACATTGGATTGATATTGGCCGCATTAAAAATATAATAAGGAGTCAGTATGCAGGTAGCGTGCTATGGTTCAGAATTTGACATTCCGGACCTTTTAATAGATACATACATTAAAGATTTTAACGCACTGCCAGGGAGTGGATACCGAGAAGGGGTTTGTCAAATACGCGAATCCATCGAGGAGATACTTGATATTATTGCCGAAGAGCCGGATCTGCTACATGAAAAGGATTACCATCACGACTTCATTAAGGCACTGGCAATGAAGCAAGCATTAGGTGAATTGGGCATTTTGTACGACGCCTAAGTATTTCACAATGTGAAATAGTAAAACAGCAGATTTGCGTATTAGTAACAACAGTAAAAGGTTAGACAGACTGGCACCTACTGAAGACCAGTCTTAATGTTAAAAAGGATTTAATCATCATGGCAACAAAATCAATCAAAACCAAGTTTGTAACTGGTAAAGTACGTTTCTCCTACGCCAATGTGTTCCAGCCAGCTGAGACACCAAACGGCACATTAAAGTACTCTGTTTCTATCCTGATCCCAAAATCAGATACAGATACTGTCAATCGTTTTAAGAAGGCCTTTGAAGATACCAAGACAGCTAACGCAGCTGTATGGGGTGGCTCTATTCCTAAGCTCCTTAAAGGCGGCTTACGTGACGGTGACGCAGAGAAAGATGACGCAGCATACGCAGGTCACTACTTTATCAACGCCAGCTCTAACGAGAAACCTGGCATTGTTGACCAAGACTTGAACCCAATCATTGACACCAGCGAGTTCTACTCAGGTTGCTATGGTCGTGCTTCAATCACATTGTATCCATACGATACAAGTGGCTCTAAAGGCATCGCTGCCGGTTTGAACAACGTTCAGAAACTGGAAGACGGTGAGAAGTTTGGTGGTTCTACTTCTGCAGCGGCAGACTTTGCAGTATGAGTTCACTAGTCGGAAATGGGCAGTTATATTTTACTAATGCCCAAAACGGAACAACTTGGACAACTATCGGAGGGCCAATGAACAAGAAGCGTAACTTTTCGCTGAGCTTTGAAGAGACTGAGAATGGATTTGTTCTGAACACCACAGAAAATAAATTCAATCCAGAATACAATCAGCATCAGCAAATTAGCAAGAAATTTGTTTTCAATGACACTAACGAATTGATTAAAGCCGTTAGCGATATCATTCGAAACAAACAGCAGTAACTAAGTAGTACCCAGTAGATGGGCCAAGCCGGGGTGGAAACCACCTCGGCTTTTTTGCCCTTTAATAACCATAATAACAAAGAGAATAATAAATGGATCAGTATCAAGAATACATTGCAGCTAGTCGTTACGCGCGCTATCAAGATGACAAAGGCCGTCGTGAATCATGGCCAGAAACCGTAGCACGTTTTACAGATTATGTATTTAGTCGTACACCAGCAATCACTGACAACACAGAATTAAAAGCCGAGTTATATAACTCCATTGTTAACCTTGAATTGATGCCGTCCATGCGTGCCATGATGACTGCAGGAAAGAGTGCCGATCGTGACAATACTTGCGTCTATAACTGCAGTTATCTCCCAGTTGATGATCCGAAGTCGTTTGACGAAGCGATGTTTATCCTCTTGTGTGGCACTGGAGTTGGTTTCTCAGTCGAGTCAAAGTATATTAGTCAGTTGCCGGAAGTGCCAGACCGTTTATTCGATTCCGAACATACCATTGCAGTCCACGATAGTAAAGAAGGATGGGCAAAATCCCTCCGACTCCTCCTTGCAAACCTCTGGGCCGGAGAAATTCCAAAGTGGGACGTCAGCAATGTTAGACCTGCCGGAGCACGACTCAAAACTTTTGGTGGAAGAGCTTCCGGGCCGCAACCATTAGTTGATTTATTTCAATTTGCAGTAAACATTTTTAAACATGCCAAAGGTCGTAAACTCAATTCATTAGAGTGCCATGACTTGATGTGTAAAATTGGTGAAGTGGTGGTAGTTGGCGGTGTTCGCCGATCAGCTATGATTTCACTTTCCGACCTGGACGACGAAAGGATTCGACATGCAAAAGCTGGACCATGGTGGGACACTGCGCCACACCGCGCTCTTGCGAACAACAGTGCGGTGTATAACGAAACACCTACTGTCGGAAAGTTCATGGAAGAGTGGCTGTCACTTTACAACTCCCATTCCGGTGAAAGAGGGATTTTTAATCGGGAAGCTGCTAGAAAGACGGTTGAAAAATACGGGCATCGTGATCCAAATTATGAGTTCGGAACTAATCCATGCTCGGAGATCGTTTTGCGACCATACCAATTTTGTAATCTCAGTGAGGTTGTAGTACGCCATGACGACGATAAAGAAACACTTTTACGTAAAGTTCGTTTGGCTTCAATTTTGGGTACTATCCAAAGTACATTCACTAAGTTCCCTTATCTGCGTAAAGTCTGGCAACGCAATACGGAGGAAGAGAGATTACTTGGTGTATCACTTACAGGCATCTATGATAACAAACTCATGTGCACACAAGGAGAAAAATTAAATGAACTACTCGCAGAATTACGAATCTGCGCCCGAGACACTAATAAAGAATGGGCAGCAATTCTTGGAATTCCTGAAAGTGCTGCAATTACCGCAGTCAAACCCAGTGGAACAGTCTCTCAATTGGTTGATAGCGCTTCAGGAATTCACCCAAGACATTCCAAATATTACATTAGACGAGTGCGCGGAGATAAAAAGGACCCTCTTAGCCAGTTCTTGGTGTCCCAAGGAGTACCTTCGGAGGACTGCGTATACAAACCCGATCAAACGACAGTATTTAGCTTCGCTCAAAAAGCTCCAGACGGACTTACAAGGGGTGATGTTACCCCCATTTCCCACTTGGAACTCTGGCTCACTTACCAAAGACACTGGTGTGAGCACAAGCCATCAGTCACCATCTCAGTCGAAGAAAAAGACTGGCCAACAGTTGGAGCCTGGACTTGGGAAAACTTTGACGAAATCTCCGGAGTCAGTTATCTCCCCTACGATGGAGGAACTTACAGGCAAGCTCCATACGAGGAGTGTACAAAGGAAGAATACGAAGCCCTCAAAAAGTCTATTCCAAACATTGACTGGTCTCTTCTCCAAGAAAACACCGACAACGTAGAAGGCGCTCAAATGCTTGCTTGTACTGGCGGAAGTTGTGAGATCTGATCCATGGGATTGCCCTCCGCTAAACCTTATGAATTGGAATCTAGCATGGACGTGGCAAGCCCATGCACCGGGGTCTGCAAGTACCAACTGCATGACAACGTGTGCATCGGTTGCCGCAGAACCGAGGCAGAAATTACTGATTGGATGGGTTTATCAAACAGCGAAAAGCAACAGGTAATAAATAGAATTAAAGAAAATTCCAACTACACTTGAGCACGGATAACCACCCAATAACTGCAGTGAGGGAGGCCCGCAAGGAAGGCAAGGTTGGTCAGGGGGTGCAAGTCCCCCAACTATTTCACATTATGGGATCTTCGGATCCCATTTTTGCGTATTAGTAGTACTAAGATAAATCGTAGATACGTCTACTTGCCATAGGAGCATTAAGTATGTCAAACACCTTCCTCATAGCCGATACCCATTTTGGGCACGCCGGCGTCTGTAATTTTCTCCGATACGATGGTACCAAGCTACGACCATGGACTGATCCAGAACAAATGGATAAGGACATGGTTGAGTATTGGAACGATACCGTCCGTCCAAATGATAAAGTCTATCATTTAGGTGATGTGGTCATGCACCGCAAATCCCTACAAATTCTTAACCAACTCCACGGCAATCTTGTGTTAGTAAAAGGCAATCATGACATCTTCAAGCTCGAAGACTATACACCCTATTTCCGAGACATTCGTGCCTATATTGTCATGGATGGATTTATTCTCTCACACATACCAATCCACCCTGACTCTAAGGCACGATTTAAAGGGAACATCCACGGCCATCTGCACGCCAATTCGCTTGACGACCCGTGGTATTGTTGCGTATCAGTCGAACACATTAACTACCGTCCAGTCAGCTGGGCCGATACTTTAAAACGAATGGAGAAGCAAAATGCAATTTCTAACGATTAATAGCCTAGACGACTTGCTCCCATTCGTTGAGGAGAAGAAAGAGATTCACGTACGCACCACAGAAGATGGCTTTACAACGGTTATCTATCGCTTTATGGATAGCAACACCTTTGATACTGTAGAGTCATTAGAGGCCCGCGGCATTATGTTTGATGACCTTGGTAATGTGATCTCGCGCCCACTGCACAAGTTCCACAATCTAAACGCCACGCACTCCGGAATTAACTCTTACACCAAAGAGTACATCTTGGCAAACAAGGATCAAGTGGCTGTGATTTATGAGAAGCTAGACGGCTCCATGATCTCGACTGCTAACTACCATGGTCAAGTTCGCCTTCGCTCTAAGGGCACATTCGATAGCGACGTGGTCAAATTGGCACAGAAGATTTATGATCAAAGCTCTAAGATTCAGCAAGTTTGTGAATTGTGCATTCGTGAAAATTGGACAGCTACCTTTGAGCTCACCCACCCAGAGGCACGTATTGTACTTGATTACAAACAGCCACAGTTACGTTTGCTCCATATTCGTGATAATATCACTGGCCGCTACTTGGTATGGGATATTGATAGTATTGAAAAGTGCCCAACAATTCCATTAGATCAGCTCGAAACGATTTTGTCCGATGAGCACCTAGAAAACCTGCGCGACAAAGAGGGCTACGTGATCCAGTTCAAAGACGGCGACATGGTCAAGATCAAATGCCCATGGTATGTATCACTGCACAAGACTGTTACCTTTGTGCGTAAGCGCGATATTGTCGAGCTGGTACTTAATGAAACTTTGGACGATGTTTATGAGGCGTTTAAGAAGTTAGGAATTGATACCAAGAAGGTACAAGAGATTGAGCACAAAGTGGTTCAAGAATTGATTGAGATTGAGCAGGCTGTAGAAAAGCTACACAACGCCACTAAGGACTTGGAGCGCAAAGAGGTTGCCTTAGAGTACCGCAACAATTTGTACTTTGGCATGATGATGAGTATGCGAGATGGTAAAGAGATTAAGACTAAAGAGTGGTACCGCAAAAACATCTTGAAGACTTGGTCTTTACAGGCAGTCGATAATATTGGAGAAAAAGAATGAAGACATTGACTTTAATTCGTGGCTTGCCAGGTAGCGGTAAGAGCACATTAGCTGTTAAGTTACAAGACGCCTACACCGTTGGAACTGAAGCCGATGCTTATTTTTATGACGACTATGGTAATTATGTGTTTGATGCAGATAAGCTAAAGCATGCGCATGAATGGTGCCAGAACGATGCTAGGGAATTGTTAGAGGCTGATTACAATGTTTTGGTATCCAACACCTTTACCACATTGCGCGAGATGAAAGAATACTATCTCATGGCCAAAGAGTTTGGCGTGCAATTAAACATTATCACTTGTCAGGGCCAATTTGGTTCTGAGCATGATGTGCCAGAAGAGACTATGGAAAAGATGCGTAAGCGTTTCTTTCACGGTGACGTAATTGCGGAATTGGGAAAACTATATGATCTATAGTATTGACTTTGAGACCCGTAGCGCCGTTGACTTAGCTGAACAGGGGCTGGACATATATGCCAATGATTCTTCAACAGAAGTGTTGTGTATTGCGTACGGGGTTAATCCAAATAGTGTACAAGTAGCCTCTCCTCTACACAATCCAACATACAAAGAACATGCACTATTTAAGCATGTAGTAGAAGGTGGCAAAATCCAAGCATGGAACGCTATGTTCGAGTACGCCATCTGGAACTGCGTCTGTGTGCCTAAGTACGGCTGGCCACCACTAAAGCTGGAGCAGTGCATTGACTCTATGGCCATAGCCGCGGCTAATAACGTGCCCCAATCTCTTGGTGATGCGGCTATCTTTATGGATAGCGCGCATCAGAAAGACACCCGCGGCCGCTATTTGATCAATAAGCTATGCAAGCCCAAAAAAGACGGCTGGTTTGATGAGAGTGAGCCGTTAATGAAAGAGCTTTTTGATTATTGCGCACAGGACGTACGCACAGAGATGGCTATTGTAGCCGATTTAAGGCCCCTTACAGCCTCCGAAATGGATGTCTGGACCCTTACCCAGCGGATTAACCTTAGAGGCGTCCCAGTGGACCCTAAAGAGCTCCGTAATGCCATCGCTGCTATTGACTTCGTTCAGAACGACCTTAACGCCGAATGCCTAGCATTAACCGGCTGCAAGCCATCTGAGCGAGCCAAACTACTGGCCTGGTTAAATAACATGGGCGCGGGTATGGCTGATTTGACCGAAAAGACCGTTTCAGCTATGTTAGTGCACACTAACTTACATAAAGACGTGCGCAGGGCTTTAGAGCTGCGCCAAGAAGGAAGCCAGACTAGCGTGGCTAAGTACGCTAAAATGTTGGAGATACAACGTGACGGAAGAATTAGGAATACCCTGGTTTACCATGGTGCTAGTACCGGTAGGTGGGCTAGTCGTGGTGGGCTTAATCTACAAAATATTGCTCGCCCTACACTCGAAGATGATGAGATTGAAGCTGCAATACCGGGTGTGTTTGGTGGAGATGTGGGAGATGTGCTGCGAGCAGGAGTACCAATGGGCACACTTGCTTCCCTCGTCCGATCAGCAATTAAAGCTCCTGAAGGACGGACCTTCGTGGACGTGGATTTTAGCTCGATTGAAAACCGAGTTGGTGTGTACCTTGCGGGACAAAAAGATAAAGTTGAGCTTTTCCGAAAAGGTCTTGATGAGTACAAATTTTTCGCCGCTAATTCGCTCTACAGCATCCCGTACGAAGCTGTTACAAAAGATCAACGACAAATTGCCAAGAGCGCGGTCTTGGGCGCAATGTTCGGACAAGGAGCAAAAGGTCTTGTCAAGTATGCTGAGGGAATGGGAGTAAGCCTTACCGAAGGGCAGGCAAAGAATGCAGTAGATAATTACCGCATGTCGTATGTGAAGGTAAAAGAGTTGTGGGCAAAGTGCGAGAGCGCTGCCATACAAGCAGTTGAGAATCCCGGCAATCCATTTCGGGCCGGTGATAAGCTGGTTCTAAAGGTGGCCAAGGACGCTCTGTGGATGCAATTACCATCAGGCAGACTCATCTGCTGGCAAAGGCCACAGCTCGAGTTGCTCACCACTCCGTGGGGTGCTAAGAAGTTGGGCGTCACTGTGCACAGCCAAAACACTTACACTCGGCAGTGGAGTAGAAACGCGCTGATTGGTAGTTCGATTTTTCAATCCGCGGTACAAGGTACCGCTAGGGACTGTCTTGCCGTGGCTATGATTAACCTTGAGAAATCCGGTTACGAGGTGATCAACAGTATCCATGATGAGGTTTTACTCCTAGTTGAAGAACAAAGCGCGGAGTCCGCATTATCTGACGTCATGCGAATTATGACGACACCACCAACGTGGGCTCCCGACTTTCCTCTTGCTGCGGAGGGCTGGATCAATAAGCGTTACAGAAAGTAACTATTGAGCCTTAATAACAGGTGTGTCATTGAAAAGCACACCTGTTCCTGTATCTGTGTGGTAGCCACTGTAGCCAGCGTCTTTAATCATACGCTCCATATTGTTTATGGTGTGTTCAGGGCTGTGTTGCGTGATTCCCATCTGCATCAGATAGGGATCATTGGTCCGAGACTTTGTATAAAAGTCTCCAGGGTCTTTTGAAATTGGGTAGCTATTTTGTGACACGCCGGTGTACTTATTGCCACCAACACCGCTCTCTGGAACAATGTTATCACCGTGGTAAAAATATGAACGTGGCGCGATGTCAGCCGCGTTAGCTAGGCGCGCTGCTTCAGCACCCTTCATGCCCGTGCCGTATTTTCTTGGATCCAAGGCTGTCAAATCAGCTTTGGGTGAGAAGTGCGTAAATGGTACTGTGACTGCGTGTGCTAATTTTCTAATTGCACCGCCATCGGCTTTTGATAGCCTAGGGTCGTATGGGTTAAACTCACCACTATTTCCAATAGCAGACTTAATGCTGTATGGGTTGTAAGACACAACCTCGCTCAGGTTACCATCATGGTACTGAGCAAGACCATCGTAGCCCTGCTTTTGGGCGCGGCTCATTACTTCTTTACCAATATATCCTCTTGTGTCGTAGGCTTTTTCAATTATCTTATCGGCCTTATTCTCATCGACACCAAGCTGCATCAACGCGGCCTTCATCGGATCCCCACCACCTGTTGTAGTATGAATCTCTAATGGATTTCTTAAATTTGTATGGACCGGCATTACGTACCCGCCGGCGTCACTAGCATAGTGGCTTGCAAACTCAGGGTTAGGTGTCATATAGATACCAGCACCTAATGCGCCTTCTTTACTTTGCTTTAATTGAGATAGCGCCTCGGCACCACCTTTTTCGGATACGGTTGTACCGTGATAAAGTCTTTGTGGTATTTTAGACTCTTCTAAAAATTTAGCCAGTGCCCCCATGACTTGACCACCTGGAGCATAGTGACCAACACTACCACCCTCGGCCTTCATAAAGTCTGTAGACTCTGCGTCTTCTGGGTTGTACTTAGCAAACTTGCCACGAATGTTTTGTGGCTTTAATACACCGACGTTAGGGACAGCAGCCTCGGTAACCGCAAAGCTATCGTGACCAGTATCTCGTAGGTGCTGTAAAAACTCTGGGTGCTCCATAGTACCCCAGTTGTTGATTGGATCAGTCAGCCTGTCCATCATTCTGCCTGTCTTAACCTCTAACTCATCTGGCATCGCGTTAGGGTGTTTCTTTGCAATATAGTCCGCAACAACTTGCTGACTCTCAGCAGTAGCTGGGTCGAAATGTTTACCAAGGTTTACGCTTACTGGATAGATAGTCGCACCGGTCATGTACTGATCTGGTTGACCAACCATCTTTTCTATTGTCGCCTTACCGGGCACATAGTCATGTGCAAAGTCTGTGCTCTTGGTGACAAACGTTACACCAGGTGTATGCCACTCTGGTGGTTTTGTACCCTTAGTGGGATCAAATGCCTTAATGTTAGGCGAAGGGCTACCATGGTAAAAGCCCTCAGTAAACTGGGCCTTATATGCAGCCTTTGCGTCTTCTAACAACGCCTTCATTTTAGCTAAGTTTGGCATTATTTCTTCTTTGCTTTTTTAACTTTGCCGCCTTTTTTCTTAGGCTGGGCATCGTCTTGGTTCATTGCCTCACCGGCACCGAGCGCTCCAATACCATACATCGGTTTATCAGCACGGATAAATCCTTTTAATACTTCTTCTTGTGGCTCACCAGTAATTTTGCTAGTACGTGCAAGCATCTCGTTAATCTCTTGCATCATCGGCTTACCTGGGTAATCCTTAGCCCCAGCCCATGCAATGTCCTGGAAATTAGCAGGTTGTACTCCAGCCTTTTCAGCTTCTTTGGCAAGAGCCTGCTGATATATGCCATAAGTATTTGGAGGCGGAGACATCATCTTAGGGTCCCATAATTGACTCATCTGCTCATCAAGAGTAGATACGTCACGGTGACCTAAAAAGTTAGCAGAGAAATTATGGCGTTTTGGATTAGTCACAGGTATCTCACCCATCTCGGCTAATTTCTTAGCCTGCTCCATATTGCCACTAACAAAACGGCCACCAATTGGGAATGGTAAGTCCGCAGCTTTTGTTGGAATCTCATGCCCTAGATTTTTTTGAAAGTTTGTGTATGCCGCCATCATCAAGTTTGAGTTAGGATCCGCACCACCAGTTGTGGCGGCCATAGCGTCAGCAAAACGGGCCTTAAATTGTTTACGTCCCTCTTCAGGGCCTAACTCTTTAATAAACGCGTCTTCTAATTGACCCATAGCATACCAGTCTTTTGCGGCTGGTCTGTCCTTAGCCTTCTCGTATGCACCACGTAGTCTGGCTAATGACTCTGGATCGTTAGCCAGTGCCTCATACTTGGCAATTGTATCCGCCTTTTTAGGTACAATGTCTGTGGCTGTGTATCCAGCTGTCGGATAGTGAGACGGGTCTGCGTAGTATCTTTGTTCAATATTAAAGTGTGGCTCGTAGTTGCCGGCATCAATTTCTTTTTGAGCAGCCTTACGAGCTTTTTGAACACCTAACGCCTCTGGGCTTAATTGTTTTTGTAAAAACTCTTTGCCTGTCTTTGCATCTACTGCAAGCATTGGTGCTATTACATCAGGATAAGCCTGAGAAATTTTGTATGGATCCACACCAAACTTTTTGGCTAGACTCTCCGCGCCCTTGACAATCTTACCTCCAACGGCGTGCCCTTCAACTTGCACATGTTTTCCGTTATACAACTGAGGCAAAAGATGACTATCAGCTAAAACACTTTTATGTTTTGGCAGTACATCATCAATAAACCGGATACCTTTTGCAATCGTTGGAGCAACAGCCTTAGCACCTTTTTCAATGTATGGCTCAGCTGCGTCAATGCCCTTATCAAAGGCCTTGTTGCCAGCTTGGTATTGCAGCAATCTAGCTAACTTACCTGTACCACCAGTAAAAGGTGCAGCGTCCATGGCGCCAGATAAATAGCTGCCCATAGCACCTAGATAGTCGCCTTCTGAAGAGCTGTGAACAAACTCTTTAGCATTTTGTCCAAGGCTACCAGGGGTCTGTGCCAACCAGCTTAATGGATTGTATTTAGCCTCTGAGTCAGCACCCTGACTACCCATTAGTCCGCGAGCTTGTTGCATACCGATGTATGGCGCGATAGCATCGCGAATACGCTCGTTGTAGCTTGGCTCGTATGCCTGTGCGGTACCCATCTCTGGTTGACCACCACCGGCTAGGTGAACTAGACCGCCATCTTTTTTTCCCATGTCTTCTGGTAGTATTGCCTGTACGGCTGGTACACCAGCAGCGATAGCGGTACCAATCGCACGAATTGGTTTGTTGCGAGATTGTGACGCAGCACCACCAAGTACACCAAGCCCGCTTAACGCAGCACTTCCGTAGTTGCCGTGTGCGCCTTCTTCAACCATGTGACCAAACTCACCAACGGTCTCTGCACCGCCTGCTACACGACGCAGCATGCTAGATGTCGGCGTACGGTCTGCGTTAAGAATAGAAGACGCTATTTTTTGTGGGGCTGTCTCTTCTGGTAACTGGTTATTAATTCCTAAATAGCCACGGCGAATACCTTGACTAGAGCCTCGGGATTTAATAGGGGCACCGGCTGCAATTTTACCTTTGATATTTGCATCAGCATAATCTTTACCGCCAGCAAATGGATTGCTACTTTGTGTTCTATACCAGTTTTGAACGGCCTGTGGAGACTTAGACTCGTTTGCGCCAGTAAGTGCCTGCATTAACATATTTTTTGATGGGGCGGCAACAGGATTGACAGCCGAGGCAGCAGTCTGCACACCGGTATCAACAACCCGGCCAACAGTTGGCCCAAGCATGGCGCCGGTTGCAGCGCCAATAACAGCGCCCGCTGGGGCGGCTGGAATACTGCTTTCTGTATCTGTCTTAGCAGCTGGTTTTGCTGTGGGTTCAGGCAATCCAGCTAAATACTTTAATACGTCCTCTTTTGAGTGACCAGAGGTAATTGCTGCGTTGGTATCGTAGTTGTGTAACTTAGCTAGGTACTCTAGCTGGTCATCCATAGAATGACCTGCTGCGGTAGCTGCATCTGTATCATAGCTCATTATTACTTCCTATGGAAAGAGGATAGATCGCTTGAACTGCCTTGTGTCTTAGCATTAAATGGGTCACCTAATTCACCGGGTTGACGACCAATGATTTTTGCTAATTTACCATTATGTTCCGCAATAATATTCTTAACGTCCGGGCTGCGCATAAACCGACCAAACGAGGCATACTCTCCGTTAGCTGCACGATACTTATCGTATAGGTCACCAATTTTATTATCAAACTGGGCACGCTCAGACATGACACTAGCCTGCATGTTTAGTACCTTAGCCGGGTCTTTAACAGAGCCAACAGCGTCCTTAACAAGTTTACGCTCGTTATCAGATACAGCACCTTGACCAGTTAAGTATGTCTTGGCATAGTCTAACTCAGCAGCCCCGAGTGATTTTTCAACGCGGTGTAACTTTTGAATTTGTTCTGGTGTTGCACCAGCTTCCATTAAGTTATGTTCTAAGTTAGCAATACCCAATGTACCAAATTGGCCTGCGTTAATACCGCTCTCCAATTGTTTAAGTGCAAAAGGAGTAAATCCTCTTTTAGCTAACTTACCAAAAATCTGTTGCATATCTGGGTCTTCAGTAACGGCCTTAATGTCATTAAAGCGTGTGATACGCTCACCAGAACTTTGATATGCTGTATCAACTTGACTAGCTTTAACAGCATTTTGTGCTTCTACTTTCTTAGCAAACTCACTACCACCCTCAAGAGGAACTTTAGCGTTAGCTGCCTGGAACTCTAGGTCTTCTTTTGTACCAGGTGCAAATGGTGAAGCCACGCGTTGTGTCTGAGCAGGAGCCGCAGCAGGAGCTGCAGGTGGTGGGGCCGCAAAAGTGGACGGATGTGCTGGAGGAACTGGAGTTGTTAATTGTGGTGCCTGAGCTGCAGGAGCGCCCGCAGGAGCCGCCGCAGGGGCTTGGGTAGGCATAGGCCTAGGAGCAGCAGCGGGAGCTGCTGTAGGGGCCGCAGGAGCGCCAGGGATGCCTGTTGGGTTACCACCTGTGCCAGCAACGCTAGTAGCCGCACCAAAGGGTGTGCCTTGACCTGTACCACCAATACCGCGTACGTCGTGTGGTACAAATGCACTTGCACCAGCAAACTTAGTCAGCACAGCGGCTGGAACGAGTTTAGGATCAATTAAGCCATTCTGTACCATGTACTGAACATCTTTAATCATGTCAGTCTTATTGGCGTTTTTGGCTAAATATTCTTGAATAGCTTTTTGTGCACCCACCGGGTCGCGTGTGGCCTGGTTGGCAATACTTTGACGTAGGGCTGGATCTTCTACCAAACCTAACATACCACCTTGTTGAACCATTGAGGATGCCGCTGTTGGGCCACCGGCAGTAATATGTGATGGTGGGAGTGTTGTAGTAGCAGAACCTGAACCGCCAGAACCAAACAATTGATCGCGCATGGCATTAGCTTGTGCCATACCAATCTTAGCCTGAGACAATTGGCTCTTCATGCCAAAAAGTTCAGCGTCTTGACGATCTTTTTCTAACGCACGGTTTTGCAATGCCTCTGCAGGACCTGCAACGCCGCCTGACCACCAGGCCATGGCGTCTTTCATGCCTTCCATAAAGCTGCCTTTTTGGGCTTGCTTTTCTTCGATGAGTTTTTGCATGTTGGCTAAAAGCTCAGGATCGTATCCACTTGCTATTGTAGATGTACCTAAAGAGTAAGGACCTTTAGATGCTGCAGGCTTTACTGTACCAACGGCTACTGGCTCGTCAGCTGATAATGAATCTAATCCGGATGTTGTATCTGCCATAATTATTCCATTGTTCCGCTAGAAACTAAATTACCATTAGCATCGTATGTATTTGTTCCTGTTGTTCCGCCAGCATAAATTTGATCTGGGGTTAACGAACTACTACCGCTGCTACTATTTCCACTAAATAAATTGCCTATTGAATTTAACCAACCTGTTGTTGGGGCAACATAACCGGTTGAACCTGGAGTGCCGCTTCCGGATGAACCAAATAAAGAACCTAATAGACCACCTGCTGATACACCAGTGCCGCCCAATGCACTTGCCAAACCCATAACTTGGTTTAACGGGGAAAGTTGTGTTGTGTTTGATACTGTTTGTGGTGCCTGGATAGATGACAATACATTACCTAAGTTAGCAGCATTTGTGTAAGGAGCAGCTTGTTGGTACTGACCTGTTGTCAATAAGTTGTTAATGTCTTGCTGTGCTACGTTACCTGCAGCAGCGCCAGCGTTTACGCCGGTTGCTTGGTTTTGTAATGCAGCTTGGTTTTGTGTAGCTAATAGGTTAGCCTGAGCGTTACCGCGTGCAACATCCATAGCTGTTTGGCCACGTAAGCTGCCAAAGTTACCAGAGCCAATGTTACCCGCTTCAACCGGAGCCAATGTTTGTGGCAGCAATTGATTTAATTGTTGATCTTGAGCTTGAAACAAACCACCAAGGGCTGTGCTTGTGTTCGGTGTTACGTTACCGGAAGCATCCGTTGTCCAAGGATTGGCTGCACCGCTTGCAATGCTTTGCAGCGTGCCGCCAGCTTGAGTAAAAGCATTAGTTGGACCCGAAAGCGAGTTAACAGCATTCTGGGCAACAGTTTGCCCTGGAGCTGGTGCGCTGGCGTTAGCAGCAGTTGCCTGGTTCACTACATTTTGTTGCGCGGTATCGTACCATGATGGTAACGACGTTGTCTGTGTACCTGTGTTTGAGATTAAACCGCTTAGTCCTGTGCTTGCCATTATGCTTTCCTTTTTGCTTCTAAGAGATAGCCCAATGGGCCCTTACTGTCCGGTGGTAATTCTTTTGGGTTGTTGCTTTGTTTGTGTGCGCGAATTACTTTTAAGAATTCGTCTAATACTTTAGCGCCAGCGTCGTTGCTGCCATTTCCTAAACCAGATACAATATCAGCAGGCAGTACAAACTCGCCGTTTGCAAGCATTGCTGGTACAGAATCAGACGTACCTGTTCCGCCGCCTTGAACAAAATGATGGATGCCACCCTCAGAGAAAAACTCTGGGTTATGGCCTTCAATTTCGCCACCTTCTGCATGACCTGGAATACCTAATAACTTGCCGCTCATATCGGACAAGCCACCATGGCCGGGCAAGCCTTGTAATCCAATAGCATGCCCACGTGTAAACGATGCGTGACCTTGTGGAAAGCCAGTTTGGTTATAATTATATGTTGGAGATGGCAAACCACCTTCAGCTAAATGAATTGGGGCTACAGTTTCTTGAACGGATTGAATCGGTGATTGGCTGTATTGTGTTGCCATCAAAGGATTAGACGCCTCATTAATTGTTGGGATACCCAACAATTTAGCGTATTGTGCTTTAGTAACACCACCACTTAATGGTGCCATTGTGCTTGAGCCACCAATAGGGGTATACGTACCCGAACCTAAATCGGTTGTGGTGGATCCGCCGGTAGCAAAAGTTTGCACCGGTTGGGGGCTAAATTGATTTGTCATGGGGCTTACAGTTTCCTGTGTTGTTGGTTCGCCGATTAATGTAATTTCTTTACCACCAGTTAAGCCACCTGTTAGGTTGGTAATCCCTGGGTTTGTTCCTGTTGCAGATGTTGTTCCAGTGCCGCTTGTTCCGTATGTGTATGATCCGGATGTGCCAGTGCCACCAACGCCTGTGCCTGTGCCTGTGCCTGTGCCTGTGCCTGTG